TATAAAGCCATTCATCAAGAGATGCTGCTTCCCAAATGGGGTAGAAGTGAAGACCAATTGCGTTGGAAGAAGGAACAACAGCACCAGAAATGATGTTGTTACCATACATGAGTGAACCTGCAACGGGTTCACGGATGCCATCGATGTCCACAGGAGGAGCAGCGATGAACGCAACGATGAAACAGATGGTTGCTGCCAACAGAGTTGGAATCATCAGTGTACCAAACCAACCAACATACAGACGGTTGTTGGTGCTTGTAACCCACTGACAAAATTGTTCCCAAATATTCGATTGTGTTTGTTGACGTGAAAGTGTAGTCATTTGAATTTAACAGAAAGTAAGACCATCAGGGAAATGGTGGTTTTACTATTCCTCTACCACCCTCAGGCAGAGGTATGAGAGACGTTATTTAGACACCCTATAGGTCTCGGTTGAGGGGGTGTTTTGAAACCATTAAAAAACTTTACATTCCTTAATGTGTTGACTTATTTATAATACTGTAGTTACTCGAATCCGTCAACCTCTTGACACCAGTTTAAAAAGTGTCTAGAATACCTTTGTCTGGTTTGAAGGATAGCTTATAGCTTATTAATACCTATATTCATCAATTTTACTTAGAATTTTATCTAAGTACTTATGAGTAATAAAAGTCATTCCTTCAGTATATTTTTCCCTATAAAGTTCATCTTTTAGTTTTAAGACAAAACATTTAATTTCATCTTTGTTGAGTTGATTTCTTGGCATAAAGTTTTCTATTAGTTACTTTTAAATTTTTTATCTATAAATCTTTGTCTTTTATCCCAAGTATCCTTTTCCCCATAAATGTGACCTTTTTTATGGGAAGGATTAATACATTTTGGATCTTCTACAAGACCACAAACAAGATTAGATAAGGTTTCAGGATCTCCAGGCTTACCAGTGCCGCTCCAGTAATGTCTACCATTTAACCAAATAGCTCCGCATCTTGGACATTCTTTTCTTTCTAATGAAAAATTAGATAGTTCTTTTTCTTCCATGTAATTTTGGAATCGTATACTATTTACTCATGATATTCGGAAAAAAATAAAATAACAACAATATATTAACTTATCCTGACATACATTAAAAAAAATAAAAATCTCTAAATACATTTGGTGTAAAGTATATTCATCCAAATGAAAAAAGTACTAGTTGCTTTTGGAATGTTACTGATGACCGCAAGTGTTTCAAATGCTGGCGGACTTATTACTAAACACGCTTCTAGTGTTCAACTGACTGTCGATTCTGCTAGGTCTACCGCCACAAGAATTGGTCATGGTATGTCAATCTCTGGTAGTGGTGTGAGCACTTCTGATGGCAGCAACGCAGGTGTTGTTGGCAATGCTGTTCTGATGACCAGTGATGGTTTCACTGGTGCTGCCAGTGTAGTCACAGCATCTCAAGCAACAAGTGGTGATGCTTTCACCTTTACTGCTTCTTATACACAAGGTGATACAATCCCAACCAGTGCTCCTACAGTAGGAGATGTTCCTAATTTCGGTTCCATCACTTCTTATACAGCTGGAACTGCAGGTTCTCTGGCAGGTACTGTTGATAGTTCTCATGCTACAACACTGACAGCTGGTGGAGCAGGTACAACTGCAACGGGTCAATTCGTTTCGGAAATCACTGTAATCGACTGATGACTAACCTACAAGAAGCAATCGGTCTCGGATTGGTTCTTGGTGTAATCCACGGGTTAACTGCACCTGCATGGTCAGTGCCCGTGGTCCCTAACTTCACACAGGGCTCCATGACCAGTCGTACAGAAACTACAAGTAAAGTAACAGAAACCATCAACTCGATGGACTACAACACCGGATATCAATATTCTGCTACAGGAAGTGGTATCGAAACAACCAATGGGACATTAAGTCCCACAACTGGGAATATAAATGTAACTATTAATGGAGTGACATCATCATGGACAGGAGTAACATCAACACCAAAATACAAACAGGTAACACCAGGAGCAACGTTTCAGTTTACAGAAACGTACTCGGGTCCTGGTTTAAGCAATCAAACAATCATTCAAAGAACAACAGAAATACAAAGCGTCACAGATACAACAAGTATTTTTACGCAATAATTTTAAGTGCATTATTTCCATCTTCATCATTTGCTGAAACTGTTGGTGGTGTTTCTGCTACTGCTTCTCCTGTCGCTAATAGTTCAGGCTCCGTTACAAACCAAGCTATTCAGGTCCTTCAGGGACCATACATTACTAACACCTACGGAGGTGGTATCCAATGTCAAGGTCCCACTCGAAACTTTACACCTTATGTAACAGGAACTGCATCAGCATCAAAACCATATGAACCATATTATATGGATCCTGTTTATGATATCAGTGATTTGAACGATGATGGATTAATTGATAACCCAGGAGACATTCTCTTTAAAAAGAAAACAAGAACTGGACAGAAGGATAACTATAGTCTAGGTGTCGGTTTCTCCATGACGTGGAGTACACCAACTGACAAGAAGATGCAGGATCTGTGTAAGAAAGCAGCAGAAACTCAGATCGAATTGAATGCTCAACTCACTGCTAACAAGAGATTGGATTTTGAAATTGCCAGACTCAAGAATTGTGGTGATTTGATGTTACGTGGAATCCAATTCCACCCCAAGTCTCCTTATTATAAAGTGTGTGCTGATGTCGTGGTGAACAATCCACCAGGACATAATCATCCACACGTCCATGCTATCCCTTCCGTTTCCTCTTCCGTCTCGGGAACACAGAACGTAATGCCTTCACTGCATGATTCATCTGACGCTGCTCTGCTCGGCGCTCCCATGACGACAAAATAGGAGATTTCTTTCCTCTAATTGATGCAATCTTCTTCATAACTTTCTTAACCGTTGGTTTGACTGCTTTGAGTAGTAAGTCTGCCAACGGTTTTGCTAATAGTGCTGATGTTGTAGCAACTACAGCAACACTACCCACTTGTACTACCTGACCACCACTAGGAAGTCCTGATACTATCTGTTGAGGTAGTGGGACTTTTTCTGTTATCTGGACACACTCGTTACCTTTCAATTCATAGGCAACAACCTTCTTTCTAAACCCCTCTAAGTATGTTCCAACAGGTTCTTTTGCTTGTTGTCCTGGTGTAGGACACTCTACATTAGCAGTATTAACAGGAAGTTCTGGTGCCTTTACTGTAGGAGCAGGAAGATTTTCTGGTTTGTCTGGTTCTTCTGTGTTCGTTTTTGGGATAGGTGCTGGTCTTGTAGGAATTAATCGTTCAGGTTCATATTGAATAGGATTGAAACTAGGAGTTCCAGCATCACAAAGAGTAATCGTTCCTTTCGGATCGTCCTCCAACAATGATGTATTTTTTGGATTCCTTTCCTTATTAGCTTCTACACATCCAGGAATATTAACTATAGGTACACCAATCTGTTGTGTTACAGGAGAAACAGGAGGTATTGCCTGAGGTGGTGACATCAACCAGTCACGAATCTCAGGTATATCCAATCTTCTAATTTGAATGTCACCAGTAATAATATCAGGAATTTCCATTAGTCATTAAAGAAATTAAAAATTGAAGTCCAAGCAGAATGAAAAGCAACGTAAAGAAAAAACTGATGTGATGCATCTGATGAATTTTTCTTTATTGATTTGTGATAACTAGATTTTACCATAATACTTTCATAGTTTTTACTATTTAACCGAACTCACCAAATTTTAATTTAAAATGGGATAGCAGGACCAGTTACACTGGGTGTTGAAGGAATGGCAGGACCAGTTATCGTTGGTAATTCAGATACATTAGGTAGTAATCCTTCTACAATTTTTGGAATAGTCTCTGTAACTTCTTCGATTACTTTACCTCTTGCATCTTCAATCAAGGTATCAGCATTCTTGTAAAGATAAACACCACCACCAACTACTGATAGTGATACAAGTCCTGAAAGAAGTGCGATTGCGTTAATGACTTTTTGCATTTGATTACTCCACTAAAGTACCGTGTTGTCTACGAATTTCTCTTAACTCTTCAAAGTTCTTCTGTTTTGTGCCACCATCGTATTCCCAAGCATATCCTTCAGTAATCATTTGTTCGTTGAGGGACACATCTCCGTCCCCAATGTATAACCACCCAAGAAGACGACCATACTTGCCGACGCCACCGACAAGTTCAGTACGAATAATAAGATCATCATCACCGGAGATAGCACCTTCCAATTTCTCTTTGAGCCAGTTGGTTGCGTCATATCCGAGTTCTTTTTCCTCAAGATCTCTGGTTCTCTTCTCCGGAGTATCCACTCCTGCGACTCTGACTCTTTCTTTTTTATAGAGATCGAATCCCAAATCAATCGTGACATCAATTGTGTCTCCATCAAGAACTCTGTTGATCTCGATCACTCGGAAGTTGTAACAACTCTTCCGACTCGGTGGCACCATCGCTCCCATCTTCTATCTCCATGTATGCTAGACGAAGTATATATATCACTACAAGAGAAACCATCAAAATGAGAAGTCCACATAATATATTTACAGACCAAACTATATTTGAATAATAGTCCATAGTAAGAATAACATAGTAACTCTTACTATATAAACATTCTATTGATTAGAATCAAGTATTTGTGTTGATTCCCTTACCCTTTGGTTCTACTGCAGAAATAACCTTAAGGTCTTCTTCTTTTTTCTTTTGTTGTTGATTGGCTTGACCATTTTTAGCGGGGGATAAACCAAAAGCTGCTAATGATCCAGAAAAAACTGAAGCAATAAAAGTTGGATCAAAATCTAAAATCTTTTGTCCGTTAGGCATCCTTACATAGGAAAATGTAAGTAATGATGCAGACCAAATTAAAATTGAAATTTTAACGAGATCACTTAACCATTCTCTACTTTCATCATGATCTTTTTCCTTATCTTTTTTGATCATGGTTATTGGTAGTAGGAAAAATTATTTATAAAAAAAGGGGGGTCAATTGACCCCCCTCACAAATCAGTATTTTAATTTTTAATCATTATACTAATAATAGCTAAAATAGTAATACTCGAAAATATCTGTAAAATAGTTTCGGTAGTCATCACCAAATGCCTGGAATGATTTGCCCTGTTACTGCATAGGCTCCCATTGCAGCAATAATACCAATCATTGCAGCCAAACCATTAATACGTTCTGCGTTTTCATTCATTTTCTTTTACCTCTACTGAAATATAAGTTGGAATAAGTTGTTGTACGGAATAACTCAGTAATACAAAAAATGCAATACTAGTTGCTGTAAAAAGTAATTCATTCATCAGAAACCAAATACACCAAAGAAAAATACACTACCACTTGTAACATAAGAAATTACTGCTGCTACAAATCCCAACATTGCTGTACGACCGTTCAGTTTTTCAGCACGTTCTGCATATGTTTCATAACCATATCTTTCCGCATCTGTTTTGGAAACATACATTTGTGGTTCTCGGGCAAACATATTTTGCCTTCCACCATCTTCAGTTGTTACAGTCATATTACAATTTGTTGTAAATCTTTACATATTATATAGTAAAAAAGGACCTCTGTCAAGAAGTCCTTTATAGTCATTTATACCGAATCACTTAAGAGATTCAGTAGCAGCGAGTGCTTTAAGTTTCATTTATATAATATCAGAACTTGTACTTAGTGCCGACTTCAACTTTCCAGTCACGGGTAGAATCTTCTTGGAAGATGTTCTCCCACTTACCATAAGCAGAGAATTTGTCAGTAATCTTGACTTTAGAACCAACTTCAAGAGCAGTGAAGGTTTGATTTTCACCACCATCAGGAGCAGTTACCCCAAGACCACCTTCAACATAAGGTGAGAAACGACCAGTTTTCCATTCATATCCTACACGACCCTGATGAACTGCCTTGGAGAAATCTTCATCAGTTCCTTTGAACTCATGCTTAGATTCTACATAAGGACCGGCAAGGGCAGGTGTCGCCAGTGCAGACAATGCCAGTGCGGCAAGTGCGATTGCTTTCATTTTTTTTACCTTTGTAATGTTTTTTTAGTTTGTCCGTTGAAGACCAGATTATTATAATATATTTTTCAATTCTTGTCTTTAAAATACGGTTAAGTTAATTTAAGAACAAACCTCAATATATAGAGTATTTTTACTTATTCTTAATGTTTATCGAGACAAAAAAAGGGTCCCTTGTTTAGGGACCCTAACAGGATTAGATTATTTCCAATTATCTATCAGAAATTGAACTTAACACCAGCTTTGGTGCCATAACCGTTATCACCACCATCGATACCAGTTGCGAAGGAAACTTCACCATAAACGGAAAGATTCTCAGTAGCAGCAATAGAAGCACCTGCCTTACCAGAGAAGACGGTTTCAGACTCAGCACCGTCTGGGGAGACGAGGCTAGGACCTGCTTGGACGTAGTAACCTACAGCACCTTCAGAACCTTCATAACCAACGTGGAGGTCGGTTACAGTTCCGGAGTAATCAGAACCAACGAAACCAGAATTTGCCTCTACGTTAACGTAAGGACCTGCAAAAGCAGCACCAGCGGACATAGACAGAGCAGCAGTTGCTGCGAATACAGATTTGATCATTTTAGATACCTCGTTATTTACTTGCGGAATTTCACCCGCAGATGAAAGAAGACTCGACGTGTCTTCGTTTGTTACAAGTCATGAAGTTGTCCTTCATGACCATGTATTTATACTACCAAAGAAGAGTGTTCGTGTCAACTCTTATTCGTAGATTCCGTAATTCTTCCAAGATACGGATCATAATCCATCATCTCTTGAATGGTCATTTGAGCCCCCCTCTGTTGCCAGAAATTCATTTGAGCTTCGAAGTTTGATTTATGAAATACTTCTACATGATCCTGATGAATACTAGAACCTAACTCTGTTCTATAAAGAAGAAGTGGAAGTGCATATGTATTACCTGAATTATAAATCAAATCATCAGCTACTGGTCGTGGTCTTACACCATTGTCCAATTTATATTTGTCACCTCTACAATGAAGATCAATCAATTTTTTAGCATGATGTCTAGTAATTAGATAACAGGCAGTAGAAAACTCATTGACAAATCTTTTATGTACCTTGATATGAATATCTCCTGTACAAATAATTGCAATCTGACAAACATCCCAATCATATGGAATACGAGAATAAAAATCTTTCCAGGTAAAATTCCAGAACCTTACAAGATCTAAACTACAATCATCTTCCATCATAATTGCATAAGATTCACCAGTTTCATAAAACTGTTTAATGGCATTAAGATGAGATGTAGTGCAACCGATTTCACCACCACTCATATTTTCTGGATATCTTCCTTTAAGGATATGGCTCAAATCATCGTCTCTACCATCGTAGGAGGACACTCTGGTATAGTTTTTGATCCCCCAGTAGTCAAACTGGGTTTCCATGTATTCTCGTCTCTCTGGTTGTCCATCTAGGTTCAGATAATAGATAGGACCAATTCCATCCAATTTATACAATGATTTATTTCGATCCATAGATCTTCTCCCAATCAAATCTTACAAAATTAGTTGACCAATTACCATTCTCTTTTTTACTCTCAAATAATTTATGATTATGTGAGTTGTCTCTGTTAATATTAGCTTCACCTTCTGGAACATAATCTAAGTATAGTTCATTACATGTGTAAACATGAAGTTTTCCAATTGACCTGTGCCAAAAACTTGGATCAGTCCATCCATAATGACCGACTAAATCCTCTTCACATCCACCTACATTCCAATAATCATCTACACGAAGAAGACAAACTGCTGGATGAGGTTGCCCATTCTTTGGATGATTGGGATATCCAGGAACTCTCCTATTAAATTTAAAACACTCTCCTTTTCTACTTGTTGACAACTTTAACATATTAGTTGCCAATTCTTCAGATACAAATGTATCCATATCAAGAATGACCATCCAGTCTGTTTTACATTCTTGAGCTGAAAGATTTCTAACACCGGCAATATTACAATATAAGTCTTCTTTGACTCTATAAATTGATAGGTCAAGATTTTCTAGATTGGTTTCTGAAAGAATTTCCAATGCAGAAGTTTCACTACAGTCATCAACTATGCAAAAAGAAAACTGGTCTCTAATTTCTTGAGACCAGGAATTCCAACTTTCAACTTGTTTTATAAGTACATCATTCTGATTATAGAATGAAAGATTAATTGTAATTTTTTTCATATCACAACTGTGTTTTAATCCATTCTATAATATCAATTTTTGGTTTCCATGTCAATTCTGATTTTGATTTACGAATATCGGCAAGTGTTTCTCTCATCTCTCCAGGTCTTCCTGAAAGATGGATCTGTTCCTCAGAGATAGCATCAGCAATCTCTTGGATACTCCAGTTCTTACCATATCCAATATTATATACTTCTCCCCAATTTTCAAGTTCTTCAAAACTAATTAGAGCATTTGCATTTACAACATCAGATACGTGAATAAAATCACGACGTTGAAGCCCATCACCAAAAATAGTAAGAGGATTACCTTCCTTACGCATCTTAAGAAACTTACTCACTGCAGGTGCATAAGTTCCAACATGACGGGCTCTTTCACCATAAACATTAGTATACCTGAAAGCAACAGTCTTCATACCATATAATCCATAATAAGATTTGACCAATTGTTCACCAGATAATTTGCCAATGGCATAGGCGTTTAGAGGATCTTCTCTCATAGTCTCAACATTAGGAATAGGATTTCTATTTCCATAACAGGCAGAGGTAGAAGAATAGATGAACTTCTCTACACCATTCGCTCGTGCAGCTTCAAGAACATTCACAGTTCCCATCACTTGAGTTTCCATTGTAGGAATAGGATTATCTACCGATGCTTGAACACTTGCTTTTGCAGCAAGGTGATATACATAATCAACACCTTTGAATTTGTCAACGATTTGATGAAAGTTCCTAATGTCTATAGGATAGTTTTCTGCATCATTGTTCCAATGATAATCATCATGGCCATCAGAACTTTCATTATCAATAACAATCACATTGTGGCCCAAACTAAGAAGTTTATCTACAAGATGTGATCCAATAAATCCAGCACCACCAGTTACAAGAGAAGTTTTCATAATTCTAAATTAAAGTAATAATTCCAAAGTGAAAGAGAATTCTGATCAATACGTTCGGGACATATCCAAGGTTTATCTGCATTGAAATGATAAATGTGACAGGTGTCAAAGTCCTTTCTCTTTTTCCACCTTCTATTATAAGTTTCTGGAAGATGAGTTATCTTTCCGTGTCTTGTGAAGTAATCATTTAGGAATGATTGATCAGACATTCTAATGTCATACTCATCACTATCTAGTGATTCGATAAGCTTATCAAATGTTTCTTCACTGGGTTTAATAACTAAGATTCCACCTTCGATACCACTGTATCCTAACATTTGTGATCCACCATGCACTGCAGATAACTCATCATACTCAAATAAATCATCGATATTTTTGAGAATCAGTGTATCTGCATCAAGATAGACAAGTTTTTCATAATCAGTTTGTTTCCAGATGTTTAACTTAGTAAACATCTTCCAAGCATTGTCTTTATATCGACTTAATACTTTACCACCGCCCTTGTAGTGAATCTTATCTACATCAAAGAACTTAATATCAAAGTCTTTTAAAAGTTCTTTTCCTTTATCAGTGACATCATCTGTCACCATAACAATAAGATCTTTTGTATTACCAGAATGTCTTAGAGATTTATAAAGTGCAACGATTCCAGGAATGTAAGAATCACTACAACTGTAAGTAATGTATGCGTTCATGACTTGTAAATAAAAACCATTCTTCTGTAGCTGACCATCCTATCATAAAGAAGTTTTTTTGGACCATCTTTGTTATATCCATAACGACTGTTCCAATCATGGATGTCCATATTTTGATGAATACTTTCAAAAAGATCTGTAATATGATGACGTTCATTAATCATGCCATCCTTGTTTAGACTTTGACCTTTTGAATTACTCATAGTCTTTGTTGTAGAATGAAAATCTCTAATGTAAGAACATCCAAGATCTTCAATCACATAAACACCACCAGATTTGAGATGGTGTTCGAACATATATCTAAAAGTACTTACCATGTGTTCGGTAAAGTGACTTCCATCATCGATGATGATATCAAATTTCGTATCACCAAATTTTTTCAAGTCATTTTCATTTCCTTGATCACCGATGACTATCTTAAATCCTTCAGATTCATAACTTTTACATGATGGATCGATGTCCATTCCATAAATCTTACCCTTTGAAAAATATTCTTTCCAAGATCGTAAACTTTTACAATCTCTTACTCCAATTTCTAAAAGATTGATTTTGTGTTCCCTTCTATATGAGAAGTTTTCATCATATGGTCCATAATACTCATGAAAGGTTGATTTATCTGTACCATACTTGTCAAAGATTTTCTTTAAATCATTCATTTTACGAAAATACCATTTGTGCGTGAGGAATTTTACCTTGATAAATTCCTTTTTCTTTTAGTTTGAAATCTAAGATTGGATTATCGAGATGAATATAAGCAAACAATCCGATGACTTCAATGTCACCCCATCGATATCTATATCCACCTGCCAAATCATTAAACTCTTGAAGATATTGTCTCCACTCCTGAGTTTCAAACATCTTTCTATTATAGATGTTACAGTTTCCACAGTTCCATCTCAGTGTATGGAACATTTCATTATCTACTTTTCCATCTAAACTTTGTCGAAGTTGTTCATTTTTAACATCGACATTGTATTTGTTGACATAATATTTAATCCAGTCAAATAGGTTGGATCTTGTGTCAAGATGATTGGGATGGAAGTGATTCCAGGTTAGACCTGTACCAAAATAACAATCATTCTTATCTAACTCATCAAAGAAGTTAAAAGGTATTTCTTCCTTAAACCAAGAGTCATCATCAATTCTGTGAAGATAGTCAAATTCATCCAACTCTTTGTAATTCATGAAGTTATTCCAGAAGTAATTGGCATGAAGATAACCAACTCTCTGTCTACTAAATGATCTTGCATAGTTATTTGGATAGTTCCAGAACAAATCCTTGTCTTCAAGGTGTTCAGGAATCTTCCCTTCTATACTATGGAACCGATACTCCGTATCAGGATTAATTTCCCTTATAGTGTTTCGGTATTGTTCATCATCATATCTATCACCATGATAGAAGATAAGAATTGGGTAATTATATCTTGAGTTATAATTTTTATCAAGAGATTCAAGACATTCTTTCAGTAAGTTTTTACGAGCAGAAATTAAAAATATACATCCCCTTTTCATTTTAGATACCCTTCAATAATTTCTTTGATTTCTTTTGATCTTACATTCCAGGTCTGTTTTTCTTTGAAATATTCATAAGCTCGATTGATGATCTTGATTCTCTCATCTTCATTGTCGAGGTAGTATTGTGCCTTCTCATAAAATTCATCTACAGTAGAGAACATGACACAGTTTACTTCATCAATGATTATATCACCATAGATTTTTTCATTCATTCTATTGCAGATCACAAGACTTCTATTACCAGCAAAGATCTCAAAAAATCTTGTACCAACAAGATCAGCAGGTCCAGTAGTTACAAGACATAGTTTTGAGTTGGAAAGGTGACGAGCATACTCATCATCAGTAAACATAGTGCCAACATAATTGTTTTTATGTGACCTTGCATTGATAAAGTTTCCAAGTTCACCATTGAGTCTATCCAATTCAGATAAAACTCTTTCTCTAAGATTCTCTGACTGTTCAGGTCTAGTTACACCGGAAAAGAATAGATCATGTTTGTAATCTCCACCATAGTCTCTGAACTGTTTTTCATTAGCAGACCACATAATTCTATGAAATGGAATAGAAGTCTGAGACATGAATTTATCAACATCATGATGGACACTCAAAGTAGCAGTTGCTCTCATCTCTTTAATCCAATCAAGTTTATTCTTCAATCCTGTATATTCTTTATTGAGAATTGGAAATAACTTAATATCACTATCTCTGATAAGAGTTTGTGGTTTACCTTCCCCACAATCAGTATGTCCAAATCCAAGAAACACGGCATCATATCCATCAAACTCACTAGTCTTTCTTGGAATAAAGTTTTTGAATTCAATATCAAACTCACTTTTCAGTGCGTGAAAGATTTCACTATAGTAAGAACAATATCCACCTCTTAATGGTTTATTGGGATGTTCACAAAATAATACCTTCATCGTTTTTTCCAGGTCAAGTTGACTTTATTGTCAAGGTTTCCCTTATTTCTAAAGAATGTAAGACCATAACCATAGGGAAGAGTACACATCTCAATATCCTTATCTTTAGCAAATTCTTCTACTGCTTTAGACATACCTTCTCCAAGAGAATGATGTCTTGTATCGTGAGTGATGAGAATTCCATCATGTTTCAGATAAGGATAGATGTTATTCAAGTCAACTAAAACTTCTTCTCCAATATGAGAACCGTCATGAAGAATTAAATCATACTGTTCAAACTCAATATCATCAAAGATCTCCGTACTGTTTCCATGATAAAAGTTCCATCGATTACTGGATTTTGTATACTCAGTCACATTTGGATTGTCACTATAATTAGTGATATCACAACTTGTCAATACACCACCAGTCTCTTCTAATGCATGGAGAATTACATGAGTCGAAAATCCTGATCCAAATTCAAAGACTTGTTTAGACTCCAAACCTCTCACACATGAATACAGAAATCCATAGTGAAGAGACATTCCTGTGTCACCTCTTTCTGCTTTTGCTGCAATCTGTTCTAAAATGTTCATGTTGTACGACTATGATTTGAATAAACGATTTGAGGCATAATATCATTACCTCTGATTGTGTTTGCTCTTCCTGGAAGAATTGATGGTTTAATTCCAAGTTGATGGCAAACAAAAGGAAAACTAATTTGATCTCTAGAGGAGAACATACATATCTGTTCCCACCACATCCATCCCATTCTCTGGGTCAATGGAGTGTTTCTCTGTATTCTAACTGGTAATTCATATAAACCATTCTTTCTCGGGTACTTCATATCCTGATAGAATGAAAGCTGATCTTCTACCAAGTTTTGATGATCGAAATTGATTCTTATGACTTCTTTCCCTTCATCATATACACAGTTCTGACTGGGGTGTTTGAATACTGCAACATCAGTTTCTTTCAAATATTTATTCACCACTTCATAGGGATCAGTTTCTAATCGGTGAGTAGAATCTACCCAGAAGAAATAATCATACTCGGGGAGGAATGCAAAAGGAAGAATTTTATAAACCTTAGCGTTCCTACGATTTTTATATCTTAGATCACTTGAAAATGGAATTACAGAATGTACATTCCACCCATTTGGTTTACTTGTATCATCCACAAATGCATGATAGTCAACTCCCTCAAAAGAAAATGGGGTGATTAATTCATTAGATCCAATAGAAGATGTTACTACAGCGATTCTCATAATTTATATTTTTTTATACAATATTCAGTTTCTCTAGAAACATATTCTTCTCTACGTTTATTAACTTGAGAAGAAATCTGATGATCTCCAACTCTATTCGATATCAATATATCATTTAAAAAGATTGGTTGACCATAATTATCATTCATTCCATAATAAAATTCACAGTCCATAAAGTAGACAAGAGTTTCATCAAATCTATTCTCAACTTCTTTTCTGAAAGATAGAACAGATGGAGAGCTGATCGTATTTACACCCTCAAGTAACTTATTGTTCCAAGTAGGGTACATTTCCCAGTAAAAAGAATGGCCATCATCTTGAGTATGGTTACATCCATTCACCAACCACATTTTATCACTATTTTCAAATTCATTATGAATCTTTTCTAGTGACTCATCATCATAGAAAAAATCATCTTGGAACATTACTTTAATAATATCACCAGAACACATCTCTATTGATTTATTTGTATTAGATGGTCCATTTCCTCTGTTCTCTTCGTTTCTCGAATAGACAATATCAAATTTATTCTCAAATTCTTTGATCTTATTGAGAACTTCATTATCTTTACTGTGATCAGAGATACAAACTTCAAAATCTTTGAATGTCTGTATTTCAATAGTTCTCAAAAGATCATCAAGAAATTCAGAACCTTTTCCATAAGATTCCCATGTTGGAATTGCAATAGAAATTTTCATATAACTTCCCACTCATCGGGATATAAATCTTTAGTATTCAGGTGTGAATTGTTAGGACCAAACCATTTAGATGGTGCAATCACTTTACCTTTATTTGCCAACCAAGCACCCCACCAAGAAAAAGTAGAATTTGCAATAATAAAATCATTACATTGAGACATCAAATATAGATCATGATAAGAACTATTTCCAGTAGAAACAATAAACCTATCATCAAATAATGGTTCTTCCATAGCCCATCGAGGATCATCTGTAAACACTATGACTTGTCGATTCGAATCAAACTTACTTAAAGCCTCTTTATAATAGTCGATTGAAAGATTGTGATGATTACCAGAGTTCTTTAAAAAATCTCCTCTTCGAACATGTAAGGCGATAGGATTATCATAATGAGAATCTATAATATCCAAACACTCTACAACAATATCATCCTTAAATGTAAAATCTTTTCTAATTTCATCCTTAATATATTTGAAATATTTCTCCGATTGAAAAAATCCAACCAGATTATAGTCAAATCTTTTATCAAAACTAAAAAATTTACGGTTTACTTCAAATCCCTCCTCACGAAGTTCCTCTCCATTTATAAAACCTTCATTAAGAAGTTCGATTTTAAAACAATTAAACAACTCAATATGAAGTTTATTTCCTAAAACATCAACCAAAACTTCATCATGATTAGGAATCATAAAAGGAACTCCATGATATGATGCAATACCTTTTGTAGAAGCATATTGGAACATCTGGTTTCCCAGTTGTCCCAATTTTCCTAAGTAATTAAATCCTATAGTCATAGTTTCATTTTAATTCTTAACTGTTCATTAATCCATTCATAAGTTTTAGCAATTCCTTCTTCAAGTGTCATCTCATAATCCCAGTTAAGTTTCTCACGAATTAAGTCATTATTGGAATTACGTCCACGAACACCAAGAGGTGCATCAAGTCTATGCCTTCTCTGAATTATTTTACCAGAAACCTTAGAGATAACACGAACTAATTCATTAATAGATACCATTTCCTCAGAACCAATATTCACAGGTCCCATGAAGTCGGAATCCATCAATCTTCTAGTAGCTTCAATACATTCGTCAATATAAAGGAACGATCTAGTCTGTTCACCATCTCCCCAAACCTCAATTGCACCACCAACATCAGGAACAGAAGCTATCTTTCTGCAAATTGCTGCAGGTGCTTTCTCTCTTCCCCCTTCCCAAGTTCCCTCAGGCCCAAAAATGTTGTGATACCTAGCAATACGAACAGGGATACCATGATTGCGATTGTATGCAAGATAGAGTCTCTCACTGAAGAGTTTTTCCCATCCATATTCAGAATCTGGATTTGCAGGGTATGCTGATCCTTCACGACAGTCTGGATTATCAGGATCGAGTTGATTATGTTCTGGATACATACACGCAGAACCAGAATAGAAGATCTTAGTTCTATTCACTCCATATCTATCATTAAAAATACGTTGTTGTTCAAGAACATTGAGGTTGATAGAAACAGAGTTGTGCATAATATCTGCATCATTTTCACCAGTGAATACAAATCCAGCACCACCCATATCAGCAGCAAACTGATAAATTTCATTAAATGGTTGAATATAAAGATAAGGAACTGAATTATAGAAATTTCCTCTTTCACCTTTATATTCAAGACAACGAGACACGAAATCTACGTCACGTAGATCACCCTGAATGAATTCGTTTGCTTCAGTTTCAGAAAACTCAGGACGCTTAAGATCAACACCCCTCACCCAATATCCTTCAGATCGAAGTCTCTTCACCATGTGACTTCCAATAAAACCACCAGCACCAAGTACAAGTGCTGTCTTTTTATAATCAGACATTAAATTTTAAATCTCACACAATATGTATTATACAAAAAAAGAGGGGTTATGACAACCCCTCTTCATAAACTTAGGTTTTTTCATGCACGCCACTTACTCTTTGACCAGAAGTAAGAAACTGAGCGGGAGTGTTATCTCCATCCGCACCACTTGTTTTATTGAAACAAGAAACTATTAATAGGGTCATAATGACTCCACCAGGATTTTTAAAGTCTCTCCATGACTTCGGGATTGAAGGGGATCCTTCACCGACCAGGGCAGGTTTTAAATCTTTCCGAGATTCAAAGAAGACCTTTTGAAAGTTTTCCAATATTTAGGGAAGGGGTTTTCTTAAGAGCTTTAATCAAAACATCAAACTTTTTTTCTAATTCAGAAGTATCTGAAGTTGAAGATTCTGATTTTTGATTTGAAAGTTCTTCAAGTTTTGACTCAATAACTTTCAGTTTTGAAAGTTCTTCAAGTTTTGCCTCAATAACTTTCAGTCTCTGTTCTACTTCTTGATCATACTGAGACATATATGCCCCACTTTCAGAAGTTGTAGAAGATTTTCTTCTTGTTGTTGCCATGAAAATTTCCAATTCTAGATTTATTTAGAAACTTTATCCCTGATATAACATGGGATACGATCTGGATCAAGCCATTTCGTATATTCAAAGTCTTCCATAGCAGTCAGAAGTTGCATCTGATTGTCAAGAAGGTACATGTCAGAGTAACGATTAGTATATTCATTTGCTTTTTGAATACGATAATCTGGGTTTCCATTCTCTAGAACACCACTCTCAACATAACGATAAGGAAATCTTTCAAGAAGAACTTTCATGTTCAAGCAACCTCAAACGATTTCAGATCTTCAGCAAGACAGTCAAGAAGAATGTCATAATCATCAAGAGGATCACCAGAAAAAGCTACTCCACCATTTTCGTAAAACCTACGAACTTTTTTGTAAAGTTTCGGATTCTTTACATCAAGAAAGAAGTCTCCGTCAACTGCGGAACGAAGGGTAGAAATGTCTTTTTTGAATTTAGAAGTGATAGTCATTGTCTTGAATGTTGACCTTAGTATTATAAGGGTTTGACAGGGGTTCTGTCAATAGAGGATGCGAGGATCGAACTCGCCTTAGGCAAATTATGAGTTTGCTGCATTCACCAGATTGCTAATCCTCCAAAGTGGGACTACCGGGAATTGAACCCGGTTCACACTCTTATAAGGAATGGGCATTAACCAATATGCGATAGTCCCTTGAATACACTACTGAGCGTCGTTATTTAACTCAGTGTGTATTCGAACCAGTTCATCATCTGCAGGTATCATAACTGCTTTATTTCCATCTTTGTTTTCAATTCCTATATGTTCTCCATTTTCAACTCTTTCGATCAATGTTTCCCAGTTTTCTTCCCAATATTCCACCGAGTAAAAATCCATAGTTAGAGTATGTATAAGAGAATACTATATCAAATTTTCAAGTGTGTCAACCCCTTTCAACCATTAATTTCCTTGAAATCTTTTTCAAAAATTGCCAGACCAGAGTCTGTCAACACATGATTATACATCTTATCAAAGACTGCTGGAGGAAGTGTTACAACATTAGCACCATACAACAGACAACGGGAAACATGGTGGACATCACGAAGAGATGCTGCAAGAACTTTAGTCTCAACACCATGAGTACAGTATAAACCAGAGATAGCACGTACCAGTTCGACTCCACTAAAACTATTATCGTTCATACGACCCACAAATGGGGAGATGTATGTGGCACCTGCCTTAGCGGCCATCACTGCCTGAGCAGCAGAGAAACAGAGGGTGACATTAGTCTTGATACCACCCAAAGCAAGATCACGACAAGCAATTAAACCTTCCTTAGTGAGAGGCAGTTTAATAGTAATAGAAGGATCAATATTAAGGAACTGATTTGCATTTTCGAGCATCACATCATAAGTCTCACCATCGACTTCAGCAGAGATACTTTCAAAAGCAAAATCATTCGCTAGTGTCTTGATAAAATCAAGATAATTCACACCAGACTTACGAACTAGTGTCGGGTTAGTTGTAATACCATCTACCAAACCAGTAGCATAACGTTCGGCAATGGCGTTGTAATCAGCGGTGTCCAAAAAGATTTTCATTGAACAAATTTCCAATTCGTATAAGTGTTAAGGATTTAAATCCTAGTCGGAATGACACGATTCGAACGTGCGACTCCTGCTTCCCAAAAGCAGTGCTCTACCAAACTGAGCTACATTCCGTGGCGGAAGAGAGAGGATTCGAACCTCCGGTAGTGTTACCTACTTTTGTTTTCAAGACAAACGCCTTAAACCACTCGGCCACTCTTCCATATTAGAGTTCTTCCATTTGTCGGAACTCTTCTTTAAGATTATAATGTAATTTGTAGTTTTTTGTCAAGACATAGTAACCAGTAATGTCTTTTCCATCATCTGTCCACCCATACCCAACTACTTTTTCACATTTGCCATTAATATTAAAACATTTATTAGTATGTAAGTAGTCATGATATCGAGTATCCAGATTAATCATTATCGTACCTCGAAGTCTAATTTACGAATTTTACGTTTTCTTCTGTTCTCCTGATATTCTAAATCATTTTTTGTCAGGACATCATGATTATTTACAATCTTTTTAGAATTTAGTAATATTACTTCACTTAGATCCAAGGCTGAAACTTTGTTCTCCGTGATTGTCATCATGTTCGGACAACCGCAACATTGTATTTTCGTGTTGCTGGTCAACTCTTTGTTGCATTGTTTGCATCTGTAAGATAACATCTTTCAACATCTCCTTTATTTCTTCCAATTCCTCATGAATGTCTTGATGATGAAACCTTAAAGGTTTTTGAATCATTTTACGGAACTTTTTATTTTTCATATTAATTATTATTGCAAATGGGTGAAGAGGGGATCGAACCCCCGACAACCTCGGTGTAAACGAGACACTCTACCGCTGAGTTATTCACCCACAATCATCCATTTATTCCTTAAGAAAAGGAAAAGCGAGATACCGGATTCGAACCGGTGACATCCAACTTGGAAGGATGGCGTTCTACCACTGAACTAATCTCGCAAGGAGCCTCTAGTCGGAATTGAACCAACCTCTGCTGCTTACAAAACAGCTGCATCACCACAATGCTTTAGAGGCAATAAGAATACGTCAATATTATCCTGCAGAATAACACTGACGGGCTCAAGAGGGATCCCACCTCTCTCTCACATGGGTTGGTGTTCCGATTCTTTTTCTCTCGGAGATGTGAGCACGGATGTCGCCAATCCGTAACGACTCAGGTAGGATTCGAACCTACGACCAACGCTTTAGAAGAGCGATGCTCTATTCCACTGAGCTACTGAGTCTTGAATACCCACATATTATAAGATATGTGGACATCTTCGTCAAGCTAGGATGATTCTTTTAGTGTAGTCCCAAGCGTAGACTTCTCTGTTGCCTTTGATACCCCACCCCAACCAGTAGTATGCTGGGACCATATATTGTCTAACTGTTTGTCCAGGTCCTTCAAACATAGGAAGATACTTCTGGAAGATAGGTTCGTTAATCATCCAGCGAGTTTGACCTTCTAAACTGCTTGGATCACAACCATATTTAGAACAAAACTTACCAAGACCATTATAACGTCCTACTGTGGTCCATTGAATAAGACCATAACCCCCACGATGGCAAGAGTTGTAAGGAACTCTAGCCCCTCCCTCGCATATGTTGGAAATGAATTTGCTCTCTTGTTTAATGTTACCCATAATCGTTGCGAGAGCATTACGATCGGAGATCTTGGTGTGTTCTTGGAGTTGTGCAAGGACATACTTTTCATTTGGTGTGCAATCAGGACACTTCCATGTTGGTTCCTTATATTCTACCACCTCAATAGGAACTGTCTTCTCCATGTTGACAGTTACATCAACTTCAGGTGGGTTTTTGATCTCACTGATACTTGGATAAGCACAAGCAGCAGGAATAATAGATACCAAAGCAAGTGGTAGAAACTTAGTAAACACGTAATTCATAGAACTCAACATTCGTCACAAGGATTTAATCCTTCACACGACTCAAAGTAATCCTTGCGGTAGTAACGACCGAGGATGTTGCTATTATAATACTTCGGTTCCCCATTGTCAAGAGATTCACTCAAGACATTATTTACAAATAATTGTCGAGTCTCCTCAAAGTTTGTTCTCCCTTTAGTTTCATGCAAAGAAAGAATTTCTCTTTTAAAGTTCTCTTCTCCAAATTTTTTCACATCCTCCTTTAATTCTGGACAAGATCCATAATATTTTTTCCAATCCGATTCTTGTTTTACTTTTCTCTTTTTTCCTTTAGGAGTCCTAAACGACCAAAAGTATTTTCTCCCAATGTACTGTCGTTGGTTTGTGAGATTGGTAATGAGGTAAACAAAACCAAAGTAATCCCCAACATCAATACTATCAAAAGTTCGTTCCATGTAAGTCCAAGGATTTGAATAATCTTTACTCTTTTCCACATAATTATAACATTATGTCCTTATTTATTTCTTTCCAGATGTATATATGCTCCATCATTCCAATCTCCATCCCATGGGTCAGGAAACAAATTTTTAGGAATTGTAGTTTCCACGCTTGAAATAGGTTCTTCAGATCCTCGATCAACAACTTCATTTTTAATTCTAAGAGTTGGAAGGTGAGGAACTTCAGATGGTTCAATCTCCACTGCAGTATTTCTTTTGATGGAGTGCTCATTGTCCCACAATTCATGTAAATCTTCTATCTGATTATCAACATCAGACATAGTTTGTTTTAGTTTACCCTCCCAATACCACATTTCCACATAAGAAAATAAGTGCATAAAAATAATATTAAGAGGTGGTTTTCTCTTGGATATCCACCTCTTAATTTTTTGTATGGTAGTTTCCTTCTCTTTGTCGAAAACTACCTCAAATTCATAACTGAAATCCTGAAAAGGTATCTTTTTTGACATCTTGTTTAATACCACCAACTACATAACTTTCAACCTCAGTCTCTTGTGGTGCAACCTGTAATCCCTTAGAAGAGATCCAATGTTGTGTCCAAGGGAGTGGATTATTCTTAGCAGAAATATCATATACTGGTTTAAGACCAATGGCCTTCAACCTACGATTAGCTACCCATTCAACATATTGTTGAAGAAGTTTGTCATTTAGACCAATCATACTTCCATCTTTGAACAGATAATCTGCCCAACGTTTCTCCTCATTTACAGCACGATCAAACATCTTATAAGTCCACTCTTCCTCTTCTTTCATGATCTGTTTCATTTCAGGATCATCACCATTCTTCCACTTGTTCAGAATGTTCTGAGTGATTGCTAAGTGTTGATTTTCGTCTCTTGCGATGAGAGAGATGATTTTAGCTGATCCTTCCATAAGCTTAAGTTCACCGAAGGCGAAACTACAAGCAAAACTAACGTAGAACCTAATACCTTCAAGAATGTTAACGTTGGCGACTGCCCTGTATAATTTTCGTTTGACATCTTTTAATGATTGTTGTGCGTGTGTAACATCTTCTAAACGATGAATCCAATCATTACCACTTGAATAATTTTGAGCTGTTTGGATAAAATTGTCATAAGATTCTGTAACGCTACTAGCACGTTCCAGAATTCTCTCATCAGTAATAATAGTATCAAAGACTTCAGAGGGATCTGCATAGACGTTCTTAATGATATAAGTATAAGAACGACTATGGATCATTTCCATGAACCCCCAAACTTCCATACACGCTTCTAACTCGGGTAGGCTGCAATAAGGTATAAAAGCCATCCCAGGACCACGCCCTTGTATGGAGTCAAGCATAATCTGATATTTGAGGTTACTTGTATAGATATGTTTTTGTTCAGGACGAAGTGTTTGATAATCTCCACGATCTTTCTGTAATGAAACTTCTTCTGGTCTCCAGAAGTACCCAAGTTGTTGGTTAGTTAGTTTATCAAAAACAGGATACTTGTAAGAATCATATCTTTGAATTCCTAATGGTCTACCAAAAAACATTGGTTGTTTTTTAACATCATAAGAATCGGAGTTAAATACTGTCATTCCTTTCACATTAGTATTTTTATTACTATCATCAAAAAATGGAACCTTAAATTGAACAGCTGTCACAAGCTTCCTCCTCTGTGTTTTCTAATTCCTCTAATAGGTTTTGTAAATCTGACTTCTCTTCAACAACTTCATCAGTTTTAATATCGTAAGTATTCTGATAGTAGGAAGTCTTCCACCCATACTTATATGTAGTTAGAAAATCATTTGCCATTTGTGAGACTGGAACCTCATTATCTGGATAATTTTCAGGGTTATAACTCCAGTTACCACTAATAGCTTGATCGAAAAACTTTTGAATCACAGCAACAATATTAATATAACCTCTATTGCTTTGCATTTCCCACAACAAAGTGTAGTTATTCTTCAGTGTATTATACTGTGGAACAATCTGCTTAAGAGGTCCTTTCTTCGACTTTTTAATGGACAGGTAGTCTCTAGGTGGTTCGATTCCGTTGGTTGCATTTGAAACAACGGAACTGCTCTCTGATGGCATCTGTGCGGACAGTGTTGAGTGCCTAAGACCGTGTTCCAAGATAGATTCTCTAAGACCTTCCCAATCATGTTTCAAATCCTGTGAGCAAAGTTCGTCTACATCTTTTTTATATGTATCAATGGGAAGAATACCATCAGAATACTTGGTTCTACCAAAGTATTCACAATGACCTTTTTCCTTAGCAATTTGGTTAGAGGATTTCAAAAGATAATATTGGAAAGACTCAGAAAGTCCATGAACAGCATCCCATGCCTCTTGAGATTCATAACTATATCCCAATTTAGCCAAATAATGAGCTAAACCAATAAAACCTACTCCAAGAGACCTACGAGCCTTTGTGGCAAGTTCTGCAGACTTTACAGGATACTCTTGATAGTCGATGAGTTCTTCGAGACTACGAACAGAAAGATCACAAAGTTCTTCCAGTTCTTCATCAGACTTGACCTTACCAACATTAATAGCAGAAAGAATACAAAGTGCAATCTCTCCATATTCATCATCAATATGTTGAAGAGGATGAGTCGGTAATGTAATTTCTTGACAGAGGTTACTCATATAAACCTTATCCTTAAAGGAGGAGTGAGAGTTACAATGATCGATATTCATGATATAAATTCGACCTGTTTCTGCTCTTTCTTTCAGAAGGTCCAGAATGAGTTCTTGAGCTCCGATAGTCTTTCTTGGAATAGACTCAGTTCGTTCATAAGCCACATACAACTCATCAAATCGATCAGTACCAAAAGCATCATACAAACCAGGAACATCGTGTGGAGAGAAGAGTGAGACTTCTCCGTTTTGGATGAAACGTTCATAGAAGAGTTTACTGATTTGAATACTATAATCTAGTTTACGAACTCGGTTATCTTCAGTTCCTTTGTTGTTTTTAAGAACAAGAATGTCCTCTATCTCTTTGTGCCAGATAGGAAAGTGAACTGTAGCAGAACCACCTCTGATGCCGTTTTGTGTACAGCATCGGACAGTTGATTCAAACTTTTTAAGGAAGGGGACCACACCTGTATGTTGTACCTCGCCACCTCGTATTTTGCTGTTGATACCACGGATTCTGCCAGCGTTAATGCCGATACCAGCCCTCTGTGCGACATACCTACCAATAGCCATATCACTGCTAAAGATACTATCGAGGGTGTCATCAACATCAACGAGAACACAAGATGCAAATTGACGAAGGGGTGTTCTGACCCCTGCCATGATTGGTGTCGGGATGTTGAGTTTATGTTTGGAGATTGCGTCATAATACTTCTTAACGTAAAAAAGTCTTGTCTCCTTAGGATACTCTTGAAAAATAGTCAGAGCAATCATGATGTACATGAACTGAGGAGTTTCGTAAACCTCTCCAGTGCTCCTATCCTGCACTAAGTATTTATCGGATACCTGCCGTAATCCCGCATATGTGAACAGGTAGTCACGATCATGATCAATAAAAGATTCTACCTTTTCAATTTCTTCCAAAGAATATTTGGAAAATATTTCCTTATCATAAATGTTATCATAACAAAGTTTTTGAATATGATCAACAAGTGAAGGATGATCTCTCATAACACCATAAAGTTGTTTTCTCAGAGAAAACAAGAGAAGTCGAGCAGCAACATATTGATAATTTGGATGTTCCAGATCAATCAGATCACTCGCACTCTTAATCAAGATCTCCTGAATTTCTCTCGTGGTAATTCCATCATAAAACTGAATACCAGAAGTCATCTCTACTTGACTTGCAGAGACCCCTGCAAGACCCCTACAAGCCTCCGAAACCATCAAGTGCATCTTATCCAGGTCAAGAGACTGAATATTACCATTTCTCTTAACAACTTTTGTACCGTTAGTCATACCTTTTTCCAAATAGTAAATTTTAGTTTTGCTTCCAATCCTTTGTAAGTATTCAATTTTACCAAATTTTGAACATTATGTCCACCCAAAATCATATCATTAATATCTTTTTGAATTATGTTTGATGGCCAGATGACGACACTTTCTCCCCGTTCAATACACTGTTCAATTCGATTAACAATTTCTTTATTACGGGGTTCATTATCATATACAAAAACTTTGTCGCTTCCTTCAAGATCACTAACTTGACCGTCACTACCACACAAAGCCACACTATTAGGGAGGAAAGTGCTGTCAAAGGGTCCTTCAACGATATAGACGGGAAGTTCTTTATTAACTCGATCAATCCCATAGATTTTTGGTTCATCTTCATCTAACATGATGGTTAAGTATTTAACAGGGTTAGAAGATAGTGCTCTCCCCTGAACCCCAATAAGTTTTTTATTTCTAATAAGTGGAATTACAATTCTTTCTTCACCATACTTGGTAGAATCGAATGTTCCTGGTTTAATAAAATTAACAAACTCTTTAAAGTTTTTTGCATAATAAAATTCACCACTGAAAATTGCTCTTGACTCCAAATAACTTTTAGATACATCAATGTCAAAAGCTTTTGGCAGTTCAATTTTCACTTCTGTTATAAAAGTTGGTTTTGAAGTTTTAACTTGATCAAAAATACTTTCTGGTGTTTTAGCCACAAAGTTTTTTCCGGTATGCCCTTCTTTAAACTTCTCAAAGGTATATTGTTTATGAATTTCAGTATCCAAATCTTTGAGAAAAGAATTGAAAGAAATACTGATACCACAATTATGGCACTTGTAATTACTATTATTCTTTACCCTATAAAGAAAACCTCTTGCTTTGGTTTTATTCTTTTTAGAATCTCCACAAATAGGGCATCGAAAATTATAAAGATATGGTTTAATCTTTTTGAATTTTGAAAGTCTTGAGGAAATCAAATTGATGTATTTTACATCAATATAATCCATGTTAACTAAGACGACTACCAGTTATTATAGGAGTTGATTTATAGGATGTCAAGATTTTTTTAAAATTGTTATTATTTTGATAAAATGGACTGTTTAGTAAAAATGATAAAGCAGTGGCACAACCTATCATAATCCAAACTTTTTTCTCTAATCTCTGTATTCTTGCAAGCACACAGTTATGATTGATGTCCATTTTATCACGGAGTTTGTCAACCTTTGAAAATAATACAACGTCAACTTCTTCCTGTTTTGATATTCTTTCTTCATGAATGGCAAGCATTCTACTCACACTAGTATTTACCTCACTCATCTTCTCAATGGCAGTATCAATTCTAAGAATAATAGGTTTTAAATCTTCTAGTTTTTGCTCTATTACAGCTATTTTAACTTGATTTTCCATTGTGGGGTTTGAAGTAAGGATTAAAATTTAATGCCGTCTTCATTGCCTTTTTCTGAGATCTCTTTTCTCTTCTCTTTAAAAGGTCATTTATGTATTTTTTAACATACTTATTTCTACCATCAAATTTTATAACCGAATCATAACCAGCAGTAGGGCCAGCGGAATCAGAGGAACCACTAAATCCACCAGATCCTCCAGGAGGATTTGCTACCATTCCTTCCTCAGAGACACTGAATTCACTATACATTGCGGAACGAAATGCATCGATAATCCTATCAATCTTAGTCTTCTCCATCGGTAATCCTCTGCAATTCTCTTAAACAAAATTGATCATCTTCGATTTCGTGAATATAACATCTTGGATATTCAGGTAGTCTATTGAGAAAAACAATGAATGTTTTTACCGTAGACCAAAGAGATCTATCAATCTTAAAAAATAACATAGGAGTGGCAGCGTCATCAAAAATATTATAAAGAATGATAAAATGATTTATCAATAAGTGAATTTTTAATTCACCACCACTCTTATATCTCTTAAGAAGTCTTTTGATATATCTAAAATGATTTAGATCTTTTTCAAAATCCTCTCTCGTTACCGATTGAGGATTTTCATAGTTTTTAATAGCGAATAATAGAAAATTATCCTCGTTCAACTCAGTAAAAATCATTTATCAGGAAAGATCTGGATCACCGTTATAAAGAGGAGTATTACCAGTAGTAATACCAGACATAGCCACTAGAATCTCTTTCTTAACTCTTAAAGAACCAGAATTGTCAATGTAAGTAGTAACTCCGACCCAACCTACACCAGTCTCATATGCCGTTCCAGATGCCGAATCGGCTCCACCTTCAGCTACACCAAAAACATATCTATCATGAGAAGTTATTGTCTGACTGAAAGAACTATCAAGAATAGTAGATTTTGGAAGTTGAGATACTGTGAAGTCGGTAGATGCAATAGATGCCCCACTCAGACCAGCAGTAGATCCAATAGTTAACTGGGTGGTACTTGCAATACCAACAATAACAGCATCACCAAAATAAGTTCCACCAGAACCACGAATACCAAATCTCATTACGTCGCCGGTTGCTGCAGCACCAACTTGACCGAAAGTTGTTCCACTTCCTGTTACAACGCCTGTAGAATAGTTGAGAGATACTGTTCCTGTAGACCCTACAGCGTCATTATTACCCCAGAGTGCCATGTCTTTGCCTTAGATAAATTTCCATGATACTAATATTTATAAAAATAGGAGGACTTAATAAAGACCTCCTATTGAAAAATCAACCCTCTTCTCTAGCTCTAATAGCCTTAGATACAGCTTCAAGTAGCTGATCATCCATATCAGTCTTGGTCAATTTAACAGCTTTACCAAGAATGACGAGACAGATTTCAATCAATTTTTCACCAAGTTCCTCGTTTTCAGGAATTTTAGAAACTGTAGAATCTACAATTTTGTAAGCAAATGGAAGTAAGAATGATAACATGATTAGTTCCCAATAAAGGTATCTAATCTATATATCATTTTTTTCTACAATCATGCCTTCCAAGCCAACCATAGCCTTGAGTGAAATGACCAGGACAACAAACAAATAAAGGTGCCTCTAATTTTTCGTAAAATTCCTTATTATTTTTTTGTATCGATAATTGACTTTGATCCATATTTTGATCTCAACTGTGATTTAACAAAATCCATTGCAGACTGAGATGCCTTTCTAGATTTTTCCTTTTCAGCATCAGTCATAGGGCCAGTCTTTATGCCCTTAGGTGGTTTAGTGTAATCGGTTCGAGCACCCATACCACCACGTTCTAGATGACGGTCTTTCAAACGATCAGATTCTTCCTCTCCAAAAAACTCTTCACCCATTGCCTTTGCAGGTTGAGATTGACCACCACTCTTTGACTTTTTCAATTCTTGTTCCCTTCTCATAGCAATCATTTTATCAATTCTTGCTTTCTTTTTCTGAAGCATGAGTTCTTGTTGAGACATTGATGCCTCTTCATCCATGTGACCAGCAGCTTTGTATCTTTTATCACCCGATTTGTATCTCTGATATGCAAGAGTGTTTCCTTTCTTATCAGCATCAGTGACAGTCAGACGGGTATCTTTTTTCTTTGATGGAGTGTCACCATAGACTGCTTCATCAACATTCTCAACTTCCTCACCAAGTTTTCTACCACCACGTTCTGCAGTTAACTTGGCGGCGATAGCCATTTTCTGACGTTCCTTCTTGGTCTTACCTTTGAACTGAGGGGCATCTGACTTATAAAAGTCTTTTACAACGTCACCCATATCAGCTTTTTTAAGATCAATCTTTTCATCAAGTTCAAAAACCTCAAGGACAGTTGCACCAATTTCTTCAAAAGCTTCCTTGAGTTCAGGGTTGATGACAACTTTGTTTTTTACTTTCTTATCCTTAACACCTCTTTCAGAATCGTTAGTATCTGGATTAATGGTATCCATAACTTCACGAAGATCTTCTCTCCAGTTTGAATATGAATTTCTTTTCATTGCAGTAAATCAGATACTTCTATTCTTATACTTATTTATAAATTCCCTAAAATTTGTCTTAGGCCCTTTATATGGTTTTCCACCATCTTGAAGATTAGTCTTATCTCCTTTCTCAAATCCAGGTGTCATCTTAGATGCATACTTAAAGTATCCATTAGTTCCAGACAAAGTATTTGGTTTATTAGGAGTTCTCATGATCTTACTCATTTTCACCTCAGTGTACTCACGAAGATCACGAATCCAGGACTTAAACATCATACCCTCTTCGGTCACACAAATCAAGTAATTGGTTCCTCTACGAATAACTTTACCAACTAATCCAGTATTCAGATTTTCAACCAACTGATCCATCTTAAAGATTTTACCAGTTACATAGTTTTCTCTTAAGTTCTTCCAATCAAATTTAGGAGCAATCTCCCACAAACTCCAAGATTCTGTTGCAATCTGCATACCCTTACGAACAGTATTCATAATGGTTTTAGCAGTCTTATCATCAATATTATCAGGAATACCCTTTCTGAAACTTTCAAAGTCATTCTCAGCCGCAGCCTTTCTTAACTTAGATGCGGACATACCAGTAACATCAGATGCTTCATCATCTCTCTGACCTGCAGAAATTGTTTCAATCTCATCGAAGTTATAGAGTTCACCATTATATTTTTGTGCCAGACTATCAAATTCCGAGACACGATCAGATCCTACTACAATCTTGATATTTGAATATCCATCGTTACTAGCGATCTTTAAAGCATCAAAAATAGTCCTAACACCAGAATCATTAATTATGTTATCAGAATGATCGGGGAACATTTTTCTCATTAACTTCGTCTTCTGATCAGGATCCAGTGGGTTCTTCTTTGGATCGAATGACCTTGAAGGATAAATTCTCAGATCACCATCAGATGCAACTTGTCTTGCGTTATCTAAAAGTTTTTTGTGTCCTACTGTAGGTGGATTAAATCTACCAAATACCAATGTCAAAGTATCACCAGTCTTTTCTTGTTGTTGTTCTTCCTCATCACCAATTTCTCTTCCCCTTCTTACATCTTCTGGTTCAGATGATTTTTTCCGAGTTTCTTGATCTGGTGTCTTATACTTACTTCCCTTTGAGGATTCTCTTTCAGCTTTCTTTGATTTTCTTTGAGTAAATACTAATTCTCCACCTTCAGTTCTGGCTACAACATTTCCGAGTTTATTGACCCAGTTGCCTTTTCCATCACCAGTTAAACCAAGTTGTCTTGCTTTTTCAGACGCTTTGGTTTTACGTGCTTCACTTAAAAAGTTGAAGAAATTTTTCATTACTCTATTATCTTATAATAATATTTATTAGACAAATGTATCTAGATAGAATCAAGAGAGTTTGATATATGGCCCCGATACTCCTTTAGTAGTGGAAGAAGCGTACCTGTACATGTCCTCCATCAACATATTTTTCTTTTTCATATCATTGATATCATTGATGATCTCAAACAATTTTATTGTAAGATACTTCGATTGTCTATAATTCGTATCTCCTTGTAACCATTTCGTCTCAGCTTCTGTTTCTTGATTTGAATTAACAAGTCCAAGATCCTTAGATGTTTTACCTACCCACTCAGCCATCTTTTCATCTCCCTGAACAGCAATCCTCCTAGAAGTTTGATTATCTGGAAGTTCTGGGAGACCATGAGATTTCAAAATATTAATCACTGCCCCATGACCGATCTTTCCATGTCTAGCCGAACCACCAAGAACTTCACCAGAGAAACCACCAGAACTAGTAAAAGTTCTGAAGTTAACTTTAATTGATTGACTACCTTTCTTCATAATAAGATAACCACTAGTTGAATTCATGGGTGACTCCATCTTTTCATATTTGAAATCAACTGTCGATTTATCAGTAGGAAAATTCACATCTGTGAGGTTTGCTGACCTCTCCATCTTTTTGAGGGAAACTCCAATAAATTTATTTTCTGTCAATAATTCAAACATTCTAGCATTTAGAGTTTCCCATGTTGTGATACCATCCAGTTCATTTTGTAATTGTTGAGTAGTGAATCCACTCTTAGCAATGTAGATGTCAGCTGGTGACCACTTATTCAGATCACCATACCAACCCTGAGATTTTTTCACTTTTGAAAAAGCTTTACTAACTTTTTCAACCATATCTCCACCTCGAAGATACTTATACCCCCGACCATATTTTGTTTTGAGTTTAAGTGCTCCCATAATTGATGACTTCTTCCAATCAGGATCCATCGACTCAATTTCCTCAAAAGAGGCACCTGTAGTAACACACTTGTCATATGCCTTTTTCAATTTTGATGAATCTATGACACTATCAACAGTAACTCCTGGATTATCAACAACATACTGAGCATAAACTGCTTGACCAGATTCAGCAATAGCTGTTTTTTTAGCTGCTGAATATGTACCACCCACTGGTGGTTTTACATTAATTCTAATTTTCTTATTAGTTCCAGTAATCAGAACATCAATTTGATTATTATTAACATTAACAACATAGTTGTTACTAATATTTTTCTGGAGATTAGATGTAGCTCTTTGTCTCTGAACTTGAGGAACTACTACTCTAAATGTAGCAATGATACGAGATTTACCAGAACTAGCAACAGTGGTACTAAAATCAGAGTAGTAATTATAATCTTCACCTCCCATGGCAGAAATTACTGCCGTCATGGCGTTCTTTGCTTCGGGAGAGAGTATACTCATTTTTTATATTTCATTCAAGAAATCAATTATCAATCTTCCCAAGAGTCAACCTTTGCCTGAATGGCTTCCAGTTCAGCATCAGAGAACTGAACCTCTTCCTTCTTCATTTTGGTTTTGGAATCCATTGCCATACGACGCTTGAACTGTTTATCTGACTCTTTGGCATCACCCTTATATTGAGCTCGTTGATCATCATCATATGCCTTTTTCTTTGCCTTCTCTACACGAGCAGTTCTCTCAGGAGTCATGGGTGTGTAACCCTCTTTCTTCAATGATTCCTTCTCCTTACGAAGGGCTACGGAAGACTTCTTTCTGGGCATATTTGGATAGTAGGTCTTACCCACTTCTGCCTTATTCACTACCTCACCGGTCTTAGCGTCACGGTGCATACCTACACCTTCTTCAATATCACCATTTTGATCATCTTCGTCTTTCTTGCCCATTGCCTTACCAATGGCCTTACGACGTTTGTGGAGATACTTATCAGTCTTATCGATGTCACCGTCATTATCTATATCACCATCTTCCTTACCTACGGGATCAAGTTTCTTTTCGTAGATAGATCTGTAAGCATCTCCCCAATCCTTTCTAATCTTGGACACTTCTTCGAAATGAGGATTCTTCATTGGAGTCCCCATCTTCTCCATATCCTTACGAGCCTTTTCATTATTCTTCTGTCTCTTCTTCATATTAGTCTCAAGATATGAAGAATCTTTACCTTCAGTCATTCTCTTAGCAACTTTAGAAGCTCCAGAAGCAACTCTCTCAGATGCCTTACGAATCATTCCTTTCAGTCCAGACTTAACTTGAGCCTTAGCCTCAGAAGCCTTTTTAGAAGTTTGTGCTGAAAAATTCTTAGCTGTTTGAGATGTTCTTCTAGCTTTATCATCAGCTGCTTGTTTAGCCTTTCTGTAAGCTCCGTATGTCTTAACAGCTCCAGTAGATGCTTTCATCTTTGCCATATCAAGGGCACCCTTGATAGCACCCTTAACCCTATCAATCTTTTCTTGTCTCTTCTGTTGTTTTCTATACTTATTCTGACCTTTCATCATAGCGGTCATATAAGAATTAGCTTCAACAATTACATCCTCAAGAATGATCTCCGATTCAAACAATGAATATCCTTCTTCAAAAAGTTCCTGAAGTGCTTCCTCTGCAATATCAGATAATTCTCTTTCACTAATCAGTGAGAGATCCATGTCTGTAATTTCATCATGAAATGAATTCAGAGTTTCTTTTACATCGTTGTCATAGACAGCACTATAGGCTTCAAGAATACTACGAAGATCTGCAGACATTTTCTTACTACACGATTACCTTTTCTTATTTATATAATCTCTTCTCTCCCAGTCATTCAAATCATATATTACAACTTGCCACCAACAACACCAGAATTTACAACTCTAGTGTATAGATGAAGTGTACCCTCCTCCAAACACTTGAGATGCCAACGAGAAACATTTAATACTGATTCATATGTTGGACCAGTAATAAAATGTTGACCAAGAGGTTCTTTCAAAATGGATGTATAAAGACCAAATCTTGTCTTCTTGATATAGAAAATATCATCAATCCACTCAACATCATCAGGAATATTTTTTTCTACTGTACCACCAAAAGAATCAGATAGTTTTGGCTTTCGTTTATTTTCAGGCTCAGCACTCATCAGAATCTACCGTATCATTTTTTTTATTAAATCCGAATGGACCAATCTTATCTTCAGATTTTTGTTTCATCGCAACACCAGCAAGAGATTCCATAACTTTTAAAATTTCTTCGGCTTTAGCATTTTCACCTAGTTCTTTGGCAACATACCAATACTTAGGCCAAAACTCCTCTCCTGCTTTTTGATAATCTTCTACTGTAATCTCAAATTTCATTTTCCTACTCCATAATCAGGTGCATTTGATTCAAGGTCTTTAATTGTTTCTTCAGCAACTTCTTTAGAAGTTTTCCAAAAATAAGAGTCCTGATCTCCAAGTCCCATTCTATCATACCCATTCTCAACCTGATAGTATTTGGTTGAAACTCTGAAGTCTGGGGTCTTAGGCTCTGATGGTGTCAAACTATTATCATAAATCCTAGTTCTGTTATTAGGATACAGACAATACTGACCGTTCACAAGTTCAATTAGATTATGAGACTTGTGTTCCGCAGGATTCTCTGATGTCGCATAATCTATAACATCAGGATCTTGATGATAATTATCTAGAGTACAGATATAAGTTCCTCGAACAGTTCCATAATCTCTAGTATAAACCACATAATCCATAGATCCGATAAACTGTTTTTGAACAGCGACTACACCATAATCCATACAGTTCCAGAACTGAAGATTATGTAAACTCATATCAGGATCAGGTGTTTCTGGGTCTGACAAAAATGCACTGATAGGTAATTTATCATACATTGCACCATACTCAGGAAGATATGTTTCAAAATAAAATGCTCTTCCGGGAATAGACTTTGCAGAAACCCATACACCCTTTACAAACTCACCGTGGCCACTTTGATGATCGGTTAGATATTCTTTTCTTACCCAGACCTCAACAGAAGGTAAGTTACAAACAAGTGCTGCCATTAGTCCTCTTTAAAAATCTCTTCAAGTTGATTATCGATACTAACAATTGCTTCACGAATTTGAACAACTCTTTCCGGAACACAAGTTACATCGTATGTATATCCCTTTGTGTCTTGAAATAATGATTCACGAATTGCAGCTGCCTGATATACAGACATTTCTAGTGTTACTTTTTGTTCTTTATTCACAGGTCTCCCTCCTTACGATTTTCGGAGAAGTAAACGTCAAATGTTCCTTCAGGATAACGAGCAGAGAGTTTCTCTACATTCATAACGAGTACTTCATCAAGACTAATATTCAGTCCAATACATGCCTGAGCAACATACCACATGATGTCACCCAGCTCACGCTTCAAATGAAACAGATTTTCTTCAGTTACAGGTTTGCCTTGGAAAATCATCTTTTTGATAATTTCAGTAAACTCACCTGCTTCCGCGGACATTCCTACAGCAGCAGTAAGCAGTCGCTCGGTAGGAAATCCTTGACCTTCAAGTTCTTGAAGACGATAGATAAATGCTTCGTGATTTTTCGATGGTTGAGACGTGACCGCATCGACAAACTCAACGTATTTTTGTGTGTCAACATTACTCATTAGAATTTAAATCCCTCAAATGATTTTTTAGGTTTTTGCTCTTCATAAGAATACTCCTCTTCCTTCTTATTGTCAAGAAGATCTTCTTGAGCAGACTGTTCACAATCATATAATCTCATCTTTGCTCGATCAATACCGATTACAAATCTTTTATATGTTGTGGGGTCATTATAACGATTCTTCAATTGTTTTACAAGTATCTGTCCCAAGGACTCGAGCTCATCAGTCGAAATAAGGGCAAACATAAGATCAGCAGTAGCAGGGAGACCAAAGGACTCACTAGTGTCAGTAAGGTCAACATCAGAGTTACCAAAACCAGAACGAGTGGTCTGGGTGGCAGATACGATAGGAACTTGAAACTCGACAGCCAGGCCTCTAAGTTCTTCAGCAATAGCTTTAATATAGCTATATGAATTGACAGTGCTGTTTCCCCTATACCTGCTGGAAGCACAAATATTAAGGTAATCAATGAAAATAATATCAGGTCTAAATGACTTCTTAAGTGCAAGTTCATTGAGAAGTGACTTAAAGTGTCCACTGTGTGCAGATGCTGTTGGATATTCTTTGATAATTAGAGTTCCTTGAGTTTTCTTAGCTAAGTTATTAACCTTAGTCTCAAAAACTTGTTTGGGAAGTTCTGATATCTCTTGAATATTTACATTCAAGAGATTAGCGTCAATACGTTCAGCAATCTTTTCCTCTGCCATTTCCATAGTAATGTAGAGAACATTTTTTCCTTGCATCAATACAGATGATGCAACATGACACATGAAAAGAGATTTACCTACACCAGTTCCAGCAAGTGCAATATTCAATGTCTTTTTTGGAAGTCCACCTTTTGTGATCTTATTAAAGTAGTCTAGATCAAATTCAACTCTCTCTTCTTTGGTAGTATATACTCGGAATCGATTTTCATAGTCTTCAAGATAATCATGACCAACATGATTATCAAAACCAACAGCGAGAGCATCTGAAAGAATAGATGGAATAGAATCGGGAGTTTTTTCTTTTACATTACCATCAGCGATTGAAATTGATTCGAGAAGAGCAATATAGATTGCTCTATCTCTACACCATTTTTCAGTTGTATCGACCAACCATTCAAATTCTACTGGTTGATCATCAAGATTATCAATAAGATGACAAAGTTCTTTGAATGAAGTCTCATTAATATCCTTTCTCTTTTCAATCTCAATAGATAAAATTTCTTTTGTGGGAACTTCATTGTATTGAGATACAAAATCAAAAATTTCTTCGTAGACAATCTTTTGATTATAATCCTGAAAATATTCACTCTTCAAAAAGGGAATAACTTTACGAAGATATTCCTCATTGTGTAAAAGATTCTTAAGAACAAGAAACTCGATTTTATCCATAGTGAATATAAGTGCTCATGATGTACTTGGTTTTATTTTTTGGTGGTAGTCCAGAATGTGGATATTCCCAAGTGGGTGGAAATACAACAACTCTACCTTCTTTAGGAGTCACCTCAAATCTATCGGTAAACTTTGTTAATCCATCATTATCGTTGAGATAGAAAAGGAAAGCAACGACTCTTCTAGCTGATGCGTGATCTATAACATCAACATGTTCATCAAACCTCTCCTCTCCACCAACATTATACCTTTTGATACGAAATTCTTCCAAAAACTTTAATTTTGGAAGATATTTACTTTTGGTATCATCAATATATTTCTGATATACATTTCTAACATAAGGTATTAATGATTTAACTACCTCTGGGTGATGATTATTGATATTGAGTTGTGTGAAACAGGGCTTATAATCTTCATTTACAAACTCTTGATTCTCACTCTTATCAATCAATTCAATCAAATAATGACATACTTCTTTAGGAAGTAAACTATCATACACCTGAACCATAACTAAACTCCTCTCTCGCAATTTGATCCAGTTTCTCCATCACTTCTGGTGTGAAATATTGTTCCGGATCTTTCATAATAGCCTTGGCGTAAATTTTCTTTCCGTCTCCAAGATCATATCGTCCGGCAACATTTTTCCACATCCCACCGAGTTCACCAAGTTCCAAGAGACCATAATATTTGTCAAGTCCTCTTTCATCATAGAAAAGACGAATAGTAACTTCTTTATTCTCCTTACTTAAACGTGACTTAGCAGTCTTTGCCTTGATAAGATTTCCAATAACTTCCGTTCCATCCTTCTCCTTTTTCTTAGACAAATAGATAATTGTAGACGCAGCATATTTGAGACCACTACCTCCACCCATTTCTTTCGTAGGAACATAAGAACCGATGACATCATAGGTATGATTGGTTACAATCATTGGAATGTTTGCCTGACCCAACTTCAGAGTTAACATCCTAAAAGCACCTTTGACTAGTTGAGATTTAGTCATGTCACGAACTTGTTTGTCATTCAGTGCGTCAGTAATTTCTTTCTCTGTAGAGAGCATCCCTAAAGAGTCTAACACAAACATACAAGGTTTACGTTCATCTTCAGGTTTTTTTAAGTATATATCTACAGCCTTGAGTGCTTTACTACGAAACTCTTCAATCGTCACAACATTGACAACAACGAGTCGATTCAAATCAACACCACGATTTTCTAGGAGTGACTTATTGACAGCTGCCTCAGTATCAAAATACAAGCAATATCCATCAGGATTAGAGTCCAGAAAATTCTTAACCACTGCGAGGCTAAAAAAAGTTTTTCCAGTACTAGACTCACCAGCAATGGCAGTAATCTTATTCCCAGATACACCGCCAAATATACTACCTGAAACAAGTCCGTTAAAAATGTACGAACCTGTGTCCACGTAAGTTTCGGTTTCATCGATGTCGGAGGCAAGTTTGGTATAGTCATCACCAATCTCTTTTACAATATCTTTTAAGAAGTCCATTATCCAAAAAATAATTCTAGATTTACAGTTTTTTCAACGTTCCACCCAATAGAATCAAGAATAGTCTTGACTGGTTCTAAGAATGCCTTTTCAAATTGTAGTTCGTAATCAATGTATTTGTCAAGACCAGTTTCAACAGGAAAGTCTGAGATGAAAGAAATCACATTCTCTCTGATAGGGTTAGCTTTTTTCAGGTAAACAAACTTAATCTTTTCACCATTATTGATAAGGGAATATTTGTTTTGAAGATTCTTCTCTTTAATATAGTAATTGAAAAGAAGAGCACCTCTAGCATGAATTGGTGTTCCTTTTATATAAATTGAAGAGTGAGACTTATACTTATTTACATCGGAAACCATTCGAGGAAATGCAATCTCTTCTGGAGAAAGATTTTTGAATTTTGTTCTACAATTTTCAATAAAATCAATTAATTCATCTTCAGTCGCTTTCATCATAAGTTTGAGAGCGTCTTTAATCATTGACCTACATGGAGCTGGAGTAGAAGACTTTACGGCTTCTATACCCATAATCTTGAGTTTAGGGTCTTCATATCTAACCCCCTCACTATCCCAGACATTTAGAATGTATCGTTTCTTTGCTGTCCAGATTCCACGGTCTGCAATGTTCTCCCGTTTCATCTGCATCTTCTGATCATATGCATTTACATACGACGCAAGATTTTGATAAGAGGAATCGATGAACGGTTCCAACTTGTCCTTACAGATCTGGTCAATGATCGTAACAATCTTATTCTTATCGTCAAGCTTATTACTAAAAAATTTATTAACAAGAGGTCCAAAATTAAGATAGATTGAATCAGTGTCAGATGCAATGACATAATCAATCCCCTCCGTTTGTAATAGATTATTTAGATAACCATTCATACGGTTTTCAATCCACCGAATAGATACCTGACCACTCAATGTGATAGCTTCTGCATTTGCAAGTTTGTAATATCTGAAGTACTGATTACCAACCGCACCATAAGCTGAGTTCAGTGTAATCTTTCTAACCATTTGAAAGTTATTGAACTTTGCAATATCTTTCACAGTCTGATCACGAAGTTTCAGAAGTTGTGTATCAGTCAATTTAGAATAGTCCTTATCTGATACCACTATCTCCTTTTGTGCACCTTCTCCTGCACCACCAATCAAATAACCCATTACTTAAGACCCCTTCTCTTCATCTCCGATTCAATATCAACTAGTTTCTGTTTACTCTTCAACATCTCCTTCTTAAAGGCCTTACGTTCAGCATACATCTTCTCCATCAATTCAGGTAGAAATCCCCTTTCATCCTTTCTATACATTGCACCATTAGCACAAACCGCATAGTCCTTATACATCTCAAATGCAACTTCTTCATTAAGAAGTTTATCCACACTCACATTTGGATGTTTCTCATCCAAAAGTGTTTCTGGTGAGATATTGTATTGCATGATTAAGTGAGGATATAGGGAGTTAAGGTCAAAAGAAACCACATAATCATAAAGACCTGGTTTAGGTTCTTTAACATAAGCTCCGGCAAACTTAGAATCTTTCTCACTTCTATCTTTTTGAGGAACTACAATTTTCTTCTTTTTCAAATAATTGTAGATAATAGTATCCCACAATCTCACTTGAAACATCACATCTGTGTAATTGACCTTACCATCATATGCCATTGTAATAGCAAGTTCAATCAATCTCAACTTGTCTTCCAGACGATCAACAAGTTCCACGTCAATAATGTTGTAGTCTACAAACTTTTTCCAGTTCCCGTTATAGAAGTCCTTGAAAGTATCAAACTCGGAGTGATCCAACTTTTTCTGGCCAAGTTCAATATCAGCAATATAGTCCAGTCGATAACTCTCTTGATTTGTATAAGTAAACTTCTTATACAATTCCAAATAATCAAGAGTAGTTGTTCCAGCAATATCATAAACATTGAACTTTCTACCCGAGATATAGATCTCTTCATGACTTACCAGCCCCCATGGTGAAAGAAGTTTAAGTTTCTTCTGACCCATAATTCTATCAATACGGCCACAAAGATATGGAATATCATAAAGACGACAATTCCAACCAGTCACAACCTCAGGGGGATTTTTATTCCAATGATAGATGAAAGAATTAAGCATATCGACTTCATCATCATAATGATAATAAGTTACATTATCCTGAGTAGGAGTATAAGGTTTTCTTCCCCAAGTCTTAATTTTTTTAGTAGCATAATCTTGCATGGAGATAGTGAGCATCTCCTCTGAACAAGAATCCGGATCAGGGAATCCTTGTTCAGATTTGACCTCAATATCAATGGTCACAAGATTAATTTTCTTAATGTCAAACTTGATCTCACTTTCAGGATACTTATCAGAAATATACTGATAGATGTACCTTTCATTACCATAGATTTTGAATCCATCTACATTTTCATACTTCCTATAGAATTCTCTACAATCCTTTACTGTACCTGGTTGAATAGGTTCTACATTCTCACCATCAAGAGTTTTCCATCCGGTTTCTTTATTTGATTTCACATAAAGAGTTGGTTGAAATTCCTCTTTGAAGATGACGCTTTTCCCATTTTCATATCCACGGACCAAAAAGTTGTTACCAACCATCTGGACATTCGTATAATAACGCATTATTCAACTAGGCTTTCATACTTGTCTTTAAGTTTACTGTTTGGATCTGCAATCGTCAAGATCTTATCCGAATGAATCATGAATGTGTTTTGAGTTGAATAATCAACCAGCCAGGGAGAAAGAGAAAGATTGGATTGATTTAAAATAAAAGGTTCCACTAATTTACAATCAGGTTCTCCAAGCTCAGTTGATACTTCTTCAATCTGTGTTATCAGAATCTGATTGTTCATCAGTACTAGAAGTTTTAGATTTTTCATACTTTTCCAATCCTTTTACATATGTTTCTTTAAGTTTTTCAATTGGTTCAACCATACCAATAATCCAATCAGATACTACAGGGATATAGTGATCTTGACTGAGAGGAGCCCATGGAACTAATTGCATCTTAAATGGATTTTGACTTCCACTTTCAGATGAGATATCTCCAAAGAGTTTTACTCTACACGGGAATCCAAAGAAATAACCAACTACTTTATCTTCACCATCAGTTCCAGGAACTGTCATTTCTTTAACATCAGCAATAACGTCTTCACCAGACTTAAGCATTACAAGTTTAATAGTCATTCTCCCAATTTCTCCTTATTAAGTCTTACAACTTCATGATAGATTTCCAAAGCTTTCAAAGTCTCAGGAGTTTCTACCCAAGACCACTCTTCGGTTCTTCCTTTCTTATCAATTTTTTCAAATTTCTTTATGGTCATTTTTTATAAAAATTCCTCGATTGTATTATACCACAAAAACACTGTTTTTTTCAAGAAACTTAAGAGTATCTTTCAAACTGCCAATATGAGTATACCCTATTGATATTTGTGGATATTCAGCATTCTCACCAAACTCAGATTCAAATGACCTTTGACTGAAATGATTATTTAATTTGTATTCTAAAATATCTGACTTCAAAGATTCAAAAAGACTTTTAGCTCTTTCCGATTCTTGGTTCCCATTCGTATACAAAACTACTCTCATGAGTTCAGTTCCTTTGCCTCCAGTCATCGATATTTAGGGAAAAAAATAGGGAGATTCCTGGATTTTGCCAGGATCTCCCATGTGGCGACGATACATCTTATTTAGAGATAATCTTTCCTTTGATGATGCTCTGGGACAATCTTACCGAGTGTAATACTCAGAAGCCCATCCTCAAAGCTAACTGATCTAACTTCCGTCTCGTCACTGAGTGTCCAGCACCTTGTGAAAGATCGTTGAGCCACTCCTCTATGGACGTAATCTGTGTTGGTTTCTCCATCTTCTCGTTGTCCTTCGACAAAGAGTTTTCCGTCTTGTGTGTAGACATTTACTTGTGTTTTTTTAAATCCAGCAAGTGCTAGTTCTAGTCTCGATTCTAAGTTGCTGACCGTAACTAGATTGTAAGGTGGATAATTTGATGTCGTTTCGTGTAGTTTAAACAGACGATCAAAGTATTCGTCCATACCAATACTGTTTCTATTTATACGGTCTAGTAGCTGATCCAAGTTGGCAGCATTGTACCTTGTAAGATTGTTCATCTTTACTTCCCCTTTTAAAGCGAGATTTGATTGTGTAGACCCCGAAGGCGTCCAATACTAATTATACACGATACAAAAAAAGATGGTGTAGTAATAACCACACCATCTTATATGGGTTTCCGACTTTTGAAGCGACCGCACAAAAGATCGCAATATTATTTATTCGGTTTCCTGAGTCTTTCCTTTCTTACCGATGTTGTACTTTTGTTGCAGATTCCACTCACTCTTATCTCTGTAAGGAAGAACTTTAATCTGATTTAATGGTGCAATATCAAGAATCAAATCTTCTTTAACAACTTGAATCAAACCCCAGTCAACAAGAAGTCTGGTAATACGGTTTCTTCTCTGAACATCATTCACTGTAAGATTTGCATACTTACCATCAAGTGCAAATAGTTCTTTGAAGTGAACAATATAATACTTACCTTGTTTATGAAGGATATGGCAAGATTGATAGAGTTTCTTTTCCTTACGAGAAGCTACACCAATTCTTGTGAGTGTTTCACGGACCTTAAGAAAATCATCAGGTTCATTTAACCTAACCTCGACCATTTTCTCTTGAGACCAATTAACCTGAGGTTCAACAGTTTGATTCATTTTTTTCCACCAGTGTCAAGTCGTTTCTTTATAAATTCAATTTGTTCATGAGATAAAATTTTCATTACCTGAGATGCTTTTTCATTACTATAACCATAGTAACTCTTTACATATTCAAGATCTGTGATCTTATCCTTTCGAATCCAAGGAGAGAACCTTTTCTTCTTTCTCAGAATATTTATATAAAAATTATATTGTATATCTTTATCTAAGAAATGATACTTATTCATTTCATTAGCAAAGAGAATACAGTCAAGATGACCTGACAGGCATTTATTTACAATAAAAGGAGGATAATCCTTCTTGAGAGATGGATCCTCCTCCAAAAGATTTTTCTTTGTAAAATTAATTGAGTTTAACCAATCCTTAAGTTCCATATCAAAGAATCAACTTTTTATTAGGTGTTGCAATTGGAGAAAAAATCTTTTCATAATTCTCCACTACATCATCTCTGGCATCACATTGATAAACAATAAATTGTTTGTCAATTGTCAATGTTGTCTTATCTTTTTGAAGAATAGACCAGGGCCCAAAACCAACTTGTCCAGATGCATTAGGAATTGCTACAAGTGGGTTCTCAATCTCAATAGTGTTTTCATCTTCATTGATGAGGGTAAAGATAACTTCTTCACCCGTGTTCATACGAAATACTTTAACGTTCATTTTAATAAATTATTTAAAATTACATTCAACCATAATTTCCGTCAACGCCGCCAGAAGATTAATTTCTTGATCTGCGACGAACGCAATTTGATACTGGTACTTAGCAATAATAAGAACAGCAGCAGCAATACCAGGGCCGTCCAAGGCATTATAACAACCATCATAAATGCGGCGAAGAAGTAAAGAAGGATCATTATCCAAGTTATTAACAACCCACTTCCGTACTTCAGGAAAGTTTTTTTCTTTGAGGTTTTTAAAGAGATCATCTGTTTTTACATCACTAAAGGTTGCTAGAATTCCGGTGTCAATTTTACCACTAACAGAATATCTTTGACACTCGTTAAGAACACGTCTCCAATCTGGGAAGTGTTTGTTGATAAGTTCTACGAGAACTTTTGGATCATATTCCACACTCTCCGTCTCAAGTATAGACCGGAGACGGTTGAAAAACTTCGCTGCGAGTTCTTGTCGTTCTTTTCCTTTGAGGGAGAAGTCAATGACGGCACAACGGGAGTGGAGAGGTTCAATGATTTTGTTTTTGTAGTTACATGTAAAGATGAATCTACAATTACCAACAAATTCCTCTGTAAACGCCCTAAGTGCGAGTTGTACATCCGGGGTTGTGTTATCTGCCTCATCAATGATGATGACTTTGTGTTTAGCATCTGATGAAAGTGATACGGTCGAAGCGAAATTCTTCGCATTGTTTCTGACAGTATCAATGAATCTACCTTCGTCGGATCCATTAATGACATAAACATCTACTCCAAGTTCATTACAAAGTGCTTTAGCTACGGTAGTTTTACCACATCCAGGAGGCCCAGAAAGAAGAAGATTAGGAACTTCACCCCTCTGAAGAAAATCCTGAAATGTCTTTTTAATACCCTCTGGAAGGATACATTCTTCAATAGTTTGTGGTCTGTATTTTTCGACCCAAACGAATTCATTACGACTCATCAGTTTTCCTCAATTCAAAAGAACCGTCTTTACAGTCAATCCATTCTAACACATCTCCTTCTTTCCATCCAGTTTCTTGGAGGATTTCATCAGAAAATGTCAATACTCCATCATCACCAATAGTCAATGTTGTTTTCATACCCATTCAGGTTTACGGTTAGGTAATCGAAGGTAATTATCCTTTACCCAAGGTTTAGATGCAATGTACATCTTATATTTTGTATAGATATCCAGATTCTCATCATACTTGAATTCATCAGGTCCAGCGAACACAAACGATTTAGGACCCTTCCCAGAACGTCCTGTAGGATCTCCAGTAGGAAGAATTTCCTTTGCAGCATTCAGAGTTGTGAAACATGTATGAACCTTACCATAACGAGCAGCGTACTCAGCACAAAGAGCAAATCCATGAGAGAGTAACCACTGCCAGTTCATCACAAAATCGTTTGCCCATATGGTACAGGGATGGTTCCTAAAAGACCCTTTATCGGTCTTGTAGGGGGTTCCATCGACCTTAGGGAGGGTTCCAAACCCGTGACCCCATTTCTCAGAACACACGATGGCGAGCATCTGACAGGTCTCTAAAGGCATCTTAACAATGTGTTTGTCAGGAAGAACCCTTGCAGACTCCCAAGGGTCAGGAGAAGTAACAAAAATATTCATTCCAAAGGTCTCTTAAAAGTTTCAGAAACTAAATCAGTTGCACCCATTGCTTCGTACATATAAGTAGCACCAGCTCTTGGATTAGTATGATCACCACAAGTGAACACATCACATACTGCCATACCGTTCTCAGGCCATGTGTGGATTGAGATGTGAGACTCTGCGAGAAGAGCAACAGCAGTAACTCCTTGAGGTTGAAATTTATGAGATTGAATACCTAGAAGTGTACTCTCAGATAATAAGGCAGCATTTGTAAGGACATTACGAATATGTGCCTCATCATCCAATAACTCAAAAGGACAACCTTTTAATGTGAAGAGTATATGTTTCATCACCCAAAAGTGGAATCTGGTTCGAGAGCGATATAATAACAAAGATCGTGATTTTGACTCGTAAACCTAGAAAGAAGTTTGGAAGAAACTACAACATCATAGGTTCCTGGAAGAATCTTCAAATTCTCCTCTTTGAAATTAAATACAAAGTCAGAATCAGTTTCACCAACTTCGATATCAAATTTGTGAGAGGTATCGTTCTTCTTATCACGAACAACCAGTTTCACAATGCCATCTTCACCAATAACAGAAATATCTGGAAGTTGGTAAATAGAAGATGCTTTCTTAAGTTTCTCAAGCTGTTGACTTGTAATTACGAAACTTACATCTTCAGTAGGAAGTGAAATTTCTTTTTCGGGAGGAGAAACAATTACTGTGGGATCCGCAAAGAAGTACTTGGATCTCATCTTTCCTTCTTTGATGAGAACGTACTCATTATTTGTAAAATCAAGATCTGGATTTGAGTGGAGACTCAGACCATTCAAAAACTGATTAAGATCATAGATACCAAAGTCTTTAGGAATATCTTCTGTGATTGTTGCTTCTGCAAGAATATTCTTCATAACAGAAATAGATCTCAGTTTGTTACCTTCTTTGAAAAGAATCGATTGATTGATAGAAGAAAAGTTTTTGAGGAAATTGACAGTAGTTTCAGACAGTTTCATGTTCATTGGTTGTAAGTTTCACGTTGTGCATTACGATCGTTGTAATTCATGAGAAGAACTGCATAATGCAGAACCTTCATGATATCCATACGAGCAGTGCCTTTTTTATCATATCTAGAAGCATACTTCAGAATGTTAGATCTGCAAAATGCTTCACCATCACCACATGCCTCAATCAAATCCAGTGTTTGGACTTTATCATCACCAGCAGAATAATGCTGACTGTAAGTTCCTCGAATATATTCAAGGAGTTCTTTTACAATCTCCTCTTCATTATACTTCCATTGATTTGGAGGATTTGATTCTCCATTAACATAATCATTTTCGTTCATTGCATTTCCAATAATTTGTAAGTAATCATCACCATAGTAAGTGTCCCAAAAGTCACCCCGATCAGTAGATTCAAAGTTTTCCATATTAGATTATATCAAGAGAAGTTTTCAGAGTCAAGAGATTCTTTGTTAGAAGGCATTTGGAACTCAGAATCTACTTTATCATAAAGTTCCATAAAAACTTGTTTAGTTTCATCATCAAAACGATTCAAACATACTTGAATTGCCTTTGCCTTATCACCAAAGATTTGAAATGCTTTAATGATATGTACCAAACGACGAGTACTGATAATCTCGTCAATACCACCATCATAGAAGGTCTTACGAATAATGTCACCCCAATCTACAAGACGAGTGATGAAATTATCATCATTAACACCAAGAGACTCAGCAACCTTCATCAAGATCTTTGCCTCATTAGCAGGAGTGGGATATTCTTGTTCAAAGGTGACACAGAAACGTTCAAGGAATGCTTCGTTCAGAACGTTGGTGCCAATGAAACGACCATCATCCGAACCTTTACCCTTAGTATTTGCAGTTGCAATAATATTGAAGCCATCTTTTGGTTGAACAAACTTGCCAATCTTCTTCAGAAACACACCTTTACCTTCAAGGATAGACTGAAGACACAGAATCTTATTGGATGCTAAGTCAACCTCATCTAGAAGCAACACAGCTCCCCGTTCAAGTGCTTCAATGACAGGCCCGTTATGCCACACAGTTTCACCATTAACAAGACGGAAACCACCAATAAGATCATCTTCATCAGTTTCGATGGTAATGTTGACACGGATTAACTCCCTCTTGAGTTGTGCACATGATTGCTCAACCAGAAAGGTTTTACCGTTTCCAGAAAGGCCCGTAATGAATGTAGGGTAGAAAAGATTGGATTGAATAATCTTTTTAATGTCACCAAAATTACCAAACTTGACGAAGGTATCATCTTTCTCGGGAATAAGGTTTTGTTCGATTGAAGGAAGAGAAGCAGGTGCTTGATAAGTACGTTCGATCTCTTCCACTTTTTCTTGAGTCACTTCAAGATTCCACTTGCCACGACCCACTTTGTATTGAGTTAGTTTATTGGTAACCGTTTGATAGTTAGATCCATTCATTGCACACCAGGCACGAATATCACCAGATGTAACATTTTCTCCATAAAGATTTTGAAGTGAGGTGACAATGTATTCAGAAGAGATAGACATGATGAAGTAGTGGTTTTGTCCTACAAGTATATTATAACCTAGAGGAGGGAGATGGATCTTCCTCCTATGACACTTGTCAAAGTGATCAACAGATCAGATCGACGAACTGATTTAGAACCTTTTTGTTCATTGATTTAGACTTCAAATTCTTGATAAAAGCTGACTTGATTTTTGATTTAGAAGCTCCATCTTCAACATCAAAATTCGTATCAACATTCAAAGAAGAATTTAACATACCAAAGTAAGAAGTATATCCAGAATTTTTAATGTTACAGAATTTTTCTTTTTTCATTTTTTTATATTTATCTTCACCAATACAAGATTCATACCTATGAACAAATTTACTAAATTCACTATTTGTAAGAATACGAATTCCAATAAAATTTACCTGTGGAAATTTCTGTTTCAAATCTTTCAATAAAACTTCAGTAAACTTATAGAATTCATATTCAATCCGATAAGTATGTCCAGTCTTTCGATTTCGAAGATAACTTCCTGTTCTGGGATAATGATTTCCAATTTCCGTAACACCATTATAAGTATAGGGACTAAAAATCGGAACAGAATTAGCTTCCCCATCTGTCAAAATAATACATTGAACTTTTTGAACTTTATTCTTCTTTTGAAATTGAGGAATAATCTCATGAAGACAAATAATAGATTCGTTCAAAGGAGTTCCACTTAGAGAATAATTTGAAGGAACGTCATAGTAACCCATACCAGAATTAGAGTAAGCCAATCTCCAAAAATAAATCATCTGTTTTTCAAGTTCACTCTTTCTCACATCACTAGTGAAAAAATGAATAAGATTTACATCTCTACCAATATTCAACTTATATTCACCAAACTCCTGATAGGTGATGTCTTTCCATTTTTTATTATACCTTGAGCAATTTTTGTCGATGTAATTATTAGTAAAAGCATAAACATCAAAGGGAATTTTTACTTTATTACAAAAAATAATCAGATTGTAGAGTTGTTTAACAGTATCAAGAAGAGTATTTGACATTGAACCAGACCAATCAAGAATAAAAATCAATCCATGATTTTTACCATCAGCAAGAGTAGTAACTTTCTTGAATAAATCTTCATTATACTTATAAGTATGAAGTTTAGAACAATCCAAAACACCAGTTCTTGAAGTCGTAGCTCGTGAATAAGAATCTGCAGATTTTTTGGATTCAAATTCTTTCACCAAGTAATTCACTTCTTTTTGAGCAGAAGATTTGAATTTTTTATAGTCATTATCAGAAAGACTATAATCTACAGGTTTAGACCAACGATATTCTTCAAAATATGAATCCCAATATTCTTTAGAAGTTGTCTGGTCGATAAAGAAATCATGTAATTCAGAATAAACTTTATTGTTAGAAATTACAATTTCTCCAAGATTCACTTTAGGAACTTCAAAATAAACCGACTCATTAGAACTTTCATTTCCGTTCAGTTCCTGAACACCATCACTAAAAGTGCTATCAGTTTCAACCTCTGGTTCACTATCAATGTCATTGGAACTGTCTACATTTGAATTATTATCACCACCACTACTTGATTCTAAATTCTCTTCCTCTCTCCTTTTCGCTTCCTCAATCATTTCTTCATGGGTCATATCATCCCCACTTTTACCTTCACCAGATTTTTGGTCAGGAGTTTCAATATCTGAAACTTTCTGTTGTTCCGATTTACAATACTTGTATAGAACCTCAGCTGCAAGAACCGCATCTGAAAAAGTTTCACATTCAGAAATCATATTGACAATTTCCATCTCCTCACCACTTTGGATAGGAATGTCAATAAAGTTACCAATCTTGAACCAAAGATTTACACGATCTGCAAGATTCTTTTTAGACAGATCTTCTCCTTCAATACCAAAGAAATCTTTTTCAGAAAGTTCTTCATAACCCCTATAAAAGGTTTTTGAGATACCAGAATACCGACGTTTCATCAGTTTCTCAATACGAGCATCTTCGGTCACATTGACAAACTGTTTAGGAATCTTACCCTCAAAAGACCAGTCATTGGGGGTGTAAAGTGCATGACCAACTTCATGACCTACAAGCATATCATAAACATCATTACTGGCTCGTTTCCACATAGGAAGAGTCAAAATACGACGTTCAACATCAAACTGTGCCGTTTCAACATTACGATTTTCTACAATTAGATCTTCAGTTGCAAGAAGTTTAGCCAGCTGGGACTTGATTTCGTAATTGATCGGCATGGGTAGTTTTCTCCGTTACCCATATAATACCAAACTTCAGATCCTGCTGGGAGTTACCAGTGACAGTTTTTCATGTGTCCACTTGAGAACCATCTTCTGTCACCATCCTTGAGAATCCTTTGACTTTTTCAAATTTTATTACATCATCAAACTTATCTTCAAGACCATTTTTATGAGAAATGACAAAGATGTTAGCATCTTTAATCACATATCTAATGATTTTTAAGAATTCTTCAGTTCCAAATCCATCAAGGGAAGAATCAAAAACTTCATCCATAATCAAAAGATTTGTATTGACAGAATTTTTAAATCTTGCAATCTCTCTCCAAGTAAAAAGAAGAGCTAAATCAATTCTCATTTTCTCTCCTTCAGAAAAAGAAGAATATGAAAAGTCTTCATGAATTGGAGATTCAATTGTTTCATTAAACTCATCATCGAGTTTAAAATTAATATAAAAATCCATTAACTGGAGATACTTGTTCACCGATTGATTAATCAGTGGAAGATACTTTTTGACGATTAAAGATTTTACTCCGCCATCTTTCAGAAGATTGTAAGAAAAATCATAATATGAAATTTTTTCCTTTAAATCAGCAAGTTGTTGATAAGTATCTTCCAACTTTTCTCTGAAAGACTCTAGCTTCTCATGTTCAGAATTTCTATTTTCAAGTCTGCTGGCAGTAGTTTGAATTTCCGATTCCAGTCTCTTGATTTGTTTCTGACATCCAGAGATGTTAGTATTGTTTTGATTAACGTCATTAAGTAAATTTCGAATAACTCCCGAAATAGTATTAAATTTTGACTCTCTCAACTCTTCCTTTTTAATTGCTTCTTGAAGTTCTTGAAATCCCTTCTGCAATTCTTGTGCTTTATCTTGAGAGTCCTTAATTCTATTTACACGGAATGATTCTTCGATATCTTGATCACAGGTAGGGCAGACAGTGTTTTCAGTAAAAAATTTGTGTTCTTTTACAATATTACTGATTTTTTGGGTGATTTTACCTTTACAATTCCCATACTCCTTTAATTTAGAAGAAGCATTTTCAAACTCACTGACAATTGATGATTGAGTATCTACCTCTTCACGAAGATGATCATTATCTTGTGTATACTTTTCAATTTCTACATTGAGATCACTAATAACTTGACACTTTTCCTCAATATTCTTCTTACCTTCACTCAGAATCTCATCAATAAAGTTTTTTTGCATTTCAACTTTATCTTTAAGTGATTCTTTTTTTAATTCAAAGGTTTTAATTTCATCTCGAATTGTTCGAATCTTTTCCTTGATGAGAGTATTCATCGATGAAAAAATCTTAATATCCAAAAGATCTTCCACAACTTCTCTTCTACTCGAAACAGGAAGTTGCATAAAAGGAACAAAAGTGGAAGAACCAAGAATTACAATTTGAGTAAAACTTTTATAGTTCATCTTTAAGACATTCTGTTCCAACCACTTTTGTTGATCAATGGCAGAGTGTGATTGATCTAACTCTTCACCATCTCTATGAATTTTAAAAATATTAGGCTTAATTCCTCTCTCAATTTTCCACTCAGTTCCATTCAAATCAAATTCAATTTCTACCAAACAATTCTTCTCATTGGTAGTATTGATAAGTTGATTTTTATTAATCTTACGAAATGACTTTCCATACAAAGAAAAGGTCAATGCATCAAGAATAGTTGACTTGCCAGCTCCATTTGTTCCGATAATAAGAGTTGTAGAAGTTTTATCCAGAGATACTTTAGTAAATTGATTTCCGGTAGAAAGAAAATTACGCCAACGAATATTTTTAAATGTAATCATGAGAGGTGTCAGTATCAGGAGGAATTACAATGTCATTAGAAGTTATAACAGTATATCTGTGCCCATGTATTTCACAAGTTTTTATCATTACTTCATCTTCAATTTCAAGAACTTTCATTTTAGGATAACCCATATCTTCCAGTTGCATTACATATCTGGTAGCATCATCTTCTTCTTCAAAAATAAAAAGAACTTCTTCGTTATCCTCATCGATAAGAGAATAAGCCCCCTTCTTTTCTTTACCAGCAACTGTAATAATATACATTACCCTAATTCACATGCTTCTTGATAAATTTCTCTGATAATTGACTGGATGTTGGATTTATCGAGTTCAGTATCAGCCTCTTGTATATATCTATCAAGAATAGAAAGTGTATCTTCGGATTCAAAAACTTCACTTTGTTCTTCAGTAAGAGAAGAAAAGTCAAAATTTTCTACAACCTTTAAATCAGCAATTCCGGAAGAATAAAGTTTATCAATAAACTTTTCAAACTTTTTAATATCACTCTTCTTACGAACAATAAGTTTGACAATTTTATTCTTATATTCTGAAGTATCGAATATTTGATAATCTTGATCTTCGTAATAGATATTGTAAAAGATACGATAAGGATTATTTACCGGATAATGTTCTAGAGTTTCTGTATCAAAAATAGTAAATCCTCTTAGATCATTCACATCAGTCCAATAAATCTCATAAGGATTTCCTAAGTAGAATATTTTTCCGTTGTCCGATCTAGTGTGATAGTGACCGCTGAAGACTTTGGTGAACTTGTCAAATAGTTTGCTCTCCATACCATGATCCATGGTGATTTGTTTATTAATTCTAAATCCCTGGAGCTCAAGGTGCCCCATCGCACACTTGCAAGATGTCTTTTGAATAAGTTTTTCAGTTTGATTTTGATTTTGTTCATTAATCCAAGGAATAAAAAGTGTTTTCAGATTTCCAAGTTCAACTTCCGTTGCAGAAGAGTAGACTTTAACATTATCATACTCTTTAAGTAGAAGGTTTATTGCATTAATTTCATTTGTGTTCTTATAGTAGGCATCGTGATTACCAACCATCAAGTGAACTTGAATTCCTCTTTGTTTGAGAGGATTAAAAACAACTCTTTTTGACCAGTCAAGAGATTTAAATTCAATACCTTTCCTACTATCAAAAGCATCACCCATATGAACTACAGTATCAATACCTTGTTCATCTAGAGTTGGGAAGAAAATATTTTTATAAAACTCCTCAAAATAATCATGAAAGAGTTTAGAACCCTTTCTAGCCCCGAAATGTGTGTCGCTGATAATTCCTATCTTCACTTTCCACCCTTCTCACGGTTTTCTTTCATAGTCAAAATTTGTAGGTTGTCTGGATGGTGTAATCCACCTTTACAAATAGGAATAATGTGGTCCACTTCGTGAGGGATATCAGTTTCAACAGAAATTCTACTACACTCTTCATATATTGTCAATATTTGTTTGACTTGTTCTTCAGTCAAATCTGGTGTTTGATTTCTTACTGCGGCCCTTCTCTTGGCGGCTCTGGCATTACTCTTTTCTGGATATCTCAACCACTGTTGCTGAAACTTTTCGTAGTTCTTTTCCCTCCAGGCTTTTTGTTTCTTTGCTTGATTCTCCTTTGTTCTATAAGGTGCCATCAACTCCTTATCAGCAAGTTTCTTTAATCCTGCTTCCACCACACACTTACAGCAACCATAAGTTGAAACATACCTCTCATATGTTCCACATTTCTTACATGGAGTGGCAGAGAGGTATCTCTTCTTCCCCCCTGATATTGCTTGGTCTCTGTTCTTTTTACTTTCAGCAGGATATTGATTAGCCATACAGCACCATAGTGTCTATATTATATATAATTATAGCACATTATGGAGCATCTGTATGCTTTGGTTTGAATTCTTTCATTGGTTGAGATTTAGTCAAATCTCTACGGGATTGATTTTTAATGACAATAAAGGAGTCTTTATTATACTTACGAGTTCCAATTGGTGATTGCCACTTTTTATTATATTCTTCACCAACATCAATACCCGAAACTTGAGTTCCACCAATCTCTACATCAATCTTATCAGATGCTTCCCAACCAAGATCTTCAAGGTAATCTTGAATGCGATCCATAATTCCATTGTCTTCCCAAGCAAAAAACTCATCTTCGTTTTTTGTCCAATCATGTTTAGGAATATCATTCATAACACGTTCTTCAGGATCAAGATTTCCAATCATTAGTATCTAAGCTTAGTGTGTACTGCATCTTTGATTGAATTATAATCGGAGTAGTTATCACTGTCAAGATCATTAGAATCGAAGACTTCATCAAATCCAGTCTTCTCAAGGATTTTATTCTTAATCTCAAGTTGTTTTTTCTCCTGAGAGATTCTTCTCAGAAATGCATAGTAGATAATTTGAGTAAAATATGCAAAAGGATTTTTAGATTTCTCTGGATTAAAATTATGAATATATCTCACACAATTTTCAATACCATCACAAATCATATCATCTTTAAACATATAGTTCACAAAATTTGGTTTATATGAAAGATGATTTGCAATCTTTAGAAAACACTCACCAATGTATCTTGGAATTGGAGGTTTCGGTTTATCATTTAATTTAGCTCTTTCAATCTCTGCAAAATAATTCTCAAGTGCATTTAAAAAATCTTTATTATTAACGTAGTGTTCGGATTTCTTTGGTCGAGCCATTTTTGAATATGAAGTTGTATTGGTTACCATAATATAGTTTTATATCTTGACATCAGTATAACAGATATATTGATACTTATCAAGTATTTGACAGATACTTAAAATATGAGTAGAATACCTTTGTCTGGTTTGAAGGGATGGCTTTAGCTTTTATTAAAGAGTTTCTCTAAGACTTCTTTAGTTTCATTGACACTACCAAGATACCCCATCTTTCTACTTGGTTTAGAACAATTATTTTTATTTACTTTGCGAATATAATCCTGGTAATAGAGAATCATATCAATATCGTTAGATTCAGATAATGTTAAGACATCATCCATATTAATGATAAACATGTCTTCTTTAGAAGTTTTTAACCATGGTTCAAATTTATATCCTGTTACTTGACCTCTGATTGAAATTTCTTCCATCATAATAGGATTTGAAATAATCAACATTGTTCTATTATCTTCTTCAGAAGCAGCTACTTTACAGAATATTTCATCACCACATTTTAGTTTAATTGTTGCATAAAAGTCATCTTCAATCATACAAACTCCTCCTATTCTTTTAAATTGATTGATACAATGTCATAGTTAAATTGTTCTGAAACATAAATTTTAATTCTTTCAATAAAATGATTTAATGTATAATTCTTTCTTGATCCAATAGTAATATCATCAGCAATATCATAAAGTTTTGCTTTCACTTTATCTTTGCCTTTTCTTAGGACTCTACCAATACTTTGTAAATTTCTTACTCTAGATTTTGATGGAGAGGCAAATATTACATTATGTAAGTTTTTAATATTAATACCAGTACTAAATGTCCCAAAAGATGCAACAATGATAGCATCTTTTTCATTTTCAGTAATTTTTCTAACCAATTCCCTGTCTTCTGCATCTACACCGCCATGGATGAAGAAGACTTTTCTTTTATCAGATACTTTTTTATTTATCATCTCATAAAGAATAGCTCCATGAGTTTCTACTCTCGTATAAAGAACAAGAGTATTTCCCTTCAAATCAACAGATAAATTTGAAATGAATTTGTTTCTATTTTCATGACTGATAAGATATTTAATCTCATCCTCATAAGTTTCAAACTTCTGTGGTTTGTGTTTGAGAATTAAACATTGAATATCTAAAGTAGCTAAGTGACCCTCATCAATTAACTTCTTAGTTTGAGTAACTTTGTATGATGGCCCAAACAATCCCTCTAAGACCCATTTATGGGTCTGTGTGCCGTCTAAAGTTCCTGTGAACCCATATCTATACTTTGCATGATCTAACTTGTCCATAATACCGATAAGAGACTTACTTTTGAACAAGTGTGCTTCATCACCAATGACTACATCATACTCTTCAAAGAAATTTCTATCTAACTTATAAACAGACTGCCAAGTTGTGATTGTCACTTCATTCGTATTAATTCTTTCTCTACCCGCATAAATTCTGTGACAATAATTTTCCGCATCCCATCCATAATCTTGGAAATCCTTAAACATCTGTTCTACAAGTGATGTTGTTGGAACGACAAGAAGTATCTTTTTACCTTTGGATACAAAATATCTTGTGATCGAATAAATCATCAACGACTTACCAGAAGCTGTTGGTGAAATAAGAAGTTTTCGATTATATCTTAAAGCATCATAAACAGCTTCAATCTGATAATCTCTTGGTTTGAGATCTGTAATTGAATGCATATAATCCTTTACACCTTCCATTGAAATCATTTCATTGACTTCAAATGGAGGACCATAAAACTTATTATCTTGAAAAGAATAGGAATATCCCGAACTCTCACAAAAAGCTACAATTTTATCAAGAAGACCAACATAGATTCTTTTAGTCTTCATGTTAAAAAGATGAACAAATCCATCCCAATACTTACTCCGATACTGGGGCATGAATTTTTTATTAGGAACCTCAAAAGTAAATCGGTCTCTTAACTCATATTCAATATGAGGTTCCGTTGTAATCTTCAGGTAAATCTCATTTACCTTTTGAATCGTCAAATCAGCCATACATATAGGTTCTCACCTACACGTATTTATTCCTAATTATCCTAGTCCCGAAGAGAATCTCATAAACTCAATTGCATTCTTAATATGATAAGTTCTTTGAGATATCATCTTTAGAATTTCTTCCAGATAGTTTTGCATCGTGATATAATAATCAATCTTCAACGAAATTCCTGAGAGTTTAGTATCTGCATCCAGATACTTTTCCATAGCTGACTTATCCCTAACCTTCTTTGGAAAGGGGTCTTTGACATAGACTTCTGGGTCTGCTTTTCCTGAGTAGTATTCATATCTTTCATGTCTTATATTCTTTTTTTGTTGTTCTGCCTTTTTTCTTAAAAGATTTATGTTATTATAAAGATCAAAATACTTGGAATGTAGAACTGGAATATTCAAAGATTCTGTATGTAAATTATCAGGATCAATATTCGAATCCTTTTCCCACATCTTTTGAATCGTATCAAGATCAATCATTAGCAACAAGAAGTAATTTCATCTATATTGTAGATAGTATACTTGAAAGATACCACAGCTGTAAAGTATTCTACATTAGTTTGTGTTGCGTCAAACTCAAGAGTAGAAAGACGATATGGGAAAAGATTCTGAAACTTAACCTTAAATTTAGGTTGATTCGATGAATCGAGAACAGTTAAAGTACCATCAGAATATAAATTTAATTGTTCTGTATTTTCACTTCTGGATTTAATTGGTGTATTTTCTCTTTGATATTCATAAATTTGTTGAAGACTTTCTGGAAATCCAATTCCACGAATCCAGTTTTGAATCTCCATATAGTTTTCAAGACCTTCATCAACTAAGAAACTAAAGGTCAAATCTTCAAATTCAATAATTTCACCTGGCAAAGGTATTGGTGTCAGATAATTTGGTTGAACAGCAACACCTAAATCTAATGAAGGAATATTTACAGACTTACCGAAAAAAGATATCTTTGGTGCTCTATTGACTTGAAACCTAAAACCTGTTGGTTGTAAAAAGTTTCTATTTTCAATCTGTGTGGCTATAGGCTTTTGTAATGCCATTGAATCAATTATTTTTAGTTATTTATGAATAGGCATAAAAAAAGACCCCCGAAGGGGTCTTGGGACAATGTGATGAATCACATGAGGTTCTTAACAGCAACTCTTCTGTAGTAACGGTTGGAGTTAACACGGAGTCTACCGAGTCCCTGATCGGTTCCTTCAGCGAATGGGTTAGCGACCAGACCATATCTGGTCTTGAAGCCGATCTTAGGCTGGAAGGTGTTCTCACCGACGGCACGAACCATCTGGAGAGGAACATAAGGACAATAGAACAGACCTGCGTCATAAGGTGAAGAACCCTTATAACCAACAACGTAGTACTGATTACCAGAGTTGGAAGCCGCATTGGCTGCACTCAGGTTAGCTGCGTATGGGTCAATGTAAACACGGAACTTACCGTTGATTGTACCGGCGAAGGTGTTACCTGCGTCGTCAACGTTCAGGTTAGCGTTCAGTGCTGGGGTGTAATCGAGGATACCAGCCATGGTCAGAGCGGAAGCAACATCTGCGGAACACAGAACCATGTTGCCCTTTCCACGACGAGTTCTTTGTGCGATCGCGTTAGCGTCTCTCTCGATTTGGAAAAGAAGTCCTTTGAACTTCTCAACAGACCAACGACCGTTGGAGTCAACGTCAAGGTCAAATACACCAGCAGTAGCGGTGTTAGAAACAGCACCCTGTTCAGCAACCTTATAGATGGTTCTGATAACCTCACGGTTGATTTCAGCCAGAATCTCAGTTGACAGGATGTTTGCCAACTCAGCTTCAGCGTTCAGACCGTGGATTGCCTTAAGGTCTTGTGCCAGTTCCAAGGAGTACTCAGCCTTGAGTGCTCTTGACTTAGCGGTGACGGTAACTTTCTCAATCGAGAAAGCCATCTGGTTGAAGTGGTCGTTAGTACCTACACCCAGATTTTCAGCGTCACCAGTAACCATACCCTGACCAACGTCATAGGCGGTTGAGGTAGCAGTACCAACAGGATTAAGAACTGAAGGATTAGTACCAGACTGAGCGGTTGTACCCAGACCAGCGGTAACATCAGAGAAACCTGCGGTAAGGTTGAATGAATCGTCCTGACCAGAGAACGCGGAATCAGCTTCGTTATAGAATGCTTCGTCTCCAGACTGATTTTCATATCTGGATCTCATTGCGAAGATCAGTCCAGTAGGACCGTTCATTGGTTGGACACCTGCCAGGTCATATGCAACCAGGTTAGGCATCGCACGTCTGATCAAGGAGATCAGTACGGGATCGAAACCTGCGGTAGGACCAGCAGCAGCTGAACCAGCACCAAAACCACCATCTGCACCAGCGGCGTTAGCGGAATTGGTTGGGGTTTCCATCAGGTTGATACCTGACTGGAATGCTTGCTCCTCACGGAGGAATTTTTCTTGGTTTTCGAGCAGGACAGCGGTGACAGATCTACGATGAGAATCTTTGATTGGATCAAGACCCTCATAGTCGAGGAGAGGACTCCACTTTTCCTGCAGATGTTCGGATTGGAACATTTGCTTTACCTCTTAAAAGTTTAGTGGTTTGTTTGAATTAATATTAAATTCACTTCTTGAATGCACCTAAGGTTCTCAGATATGCATCCATGCCGGTAGAAACAGGAGCTGGAGTAGAATCTACTCCTTCTGAGAGTGTTTGTGGTGCTTCAGACTTATTTGCGGGAGTTCTGGAGAAGTATGACTCCTTCAGAGTTTCCAGCTTTTCACGATATTCTTCTTCACTTTCAAACTCAACACTTTCGGCAAGTGAAGCGAGCTTCTCTTTCTGTGTCTCTGCGAGACCTTCAGAAATCTGATCCAAGATATTGTCTGCAACAGACTCAGCGAGTCTCTTGTTCAGTCCAATATTCTTCTCAATCTGCTCGTTGAGTTTTGTCTCCATATCATCAAGTTTTTCTACCATGCTCTCAACTACATCATATTTCTCTTCAGGGATTGTTACATAATGTTCTTCAAAAAGACCCTTCATTCCTGAAAGGAATGATTCGGTCATTTCAGTCTTAAGACCATGTTCTACAGCTAACTCATTCTCGGTCATCCATTCTTCACAGACGTATTCGAGATATGCGTCAACTCTTTCGGTCAAAGACTCTTTAAGTCCCTCTTTTGCTTCGTCCAGTTTTTCTTCGTACTGAACTTCAAGAGTTTCTTGGATTTCTTTAATTTTAGAATTCAGAGCCGCTTCAAAAATAATCTTAGCTTTTTCTCTGAACTCCTCGGAGAGTTCTTCACCACCAAGAAGTGCGTTAACATCTTCTTCAATATCGATAGACTCTTCAACTTCAGATTCAGTTTCGAGAGTTTCCTCTTCGATAACTTCTTCTTCAGTTTCAGTTTCTTCTTTTGTAGTCTTCATTGGTTCAGCTGGTTTAGCCCCACGATTAACAACGTCCTTAACGGTCTTAATCTTAGGCTCATTAAGTTTTGCTGAATCATCATCAGGTCTATAATTTTCAGGTGTTGGTCCACCCAAATCTTCATAAGAACCTGATTGACCAGGTGTTACGTTATTGACATGCTGCATTGGCTCAGCTGGTTTTGCGTTCGCGTTCACAGCAGTTTTAGATTGCTCCATTTCTTGTAAATCTCCACGAGACATTTGAAGTTGCTCCGATTAACCTATTTTAATCTATATTTATTTATAAATTGTGTATTTTACTATAATTAAAGATTATTTAAAAAGTCATTAAATAAATCAAGTTTCTGCTCATCAAGTTGTTTTTGAGTGACAAGAGTGTTAATATGTTTGTAGGTCTTCTTAGCCAGTTGTTCTCTCAGAATTCCTCCTTCCCATATCCACTCTTTACCTTCCATAATTCCTTCAACAAATGCATCAGGGGCAGAAGGATCAGCTACGATATCAGCTGCTGTTGACAACATAAAATCATCACCAACAATATTGACACCCTCTCTTGTGGCTCTCAATGACCCAATGCCTCTTGATGAAACACCAAGTTTTACACCCTCTGAAATAAGTGATTCTGCAATCTTACCCATAGGTGTATTGAGAATCTTTGCCTTTCCGATAAAATTGTTTCCACTTTCTTTCAGTGAAACAATTTTATGAGAAACTCTGTCGAGATTAACAGTAGGTCCATCAGGATGACCAAGTTCTCCTAAAGCTCTTCCCGACTGAATATGATTTTCGTTGTATCTTTGAACTTCCTTACGGAGAGTACTCATTGGATACATACGACCATTTCTATTTTGAAGGTCTCCTTGAAGAAAGATACCCTCAATAAACATGGACTTTTTACCGTTGTTTTCTTCTATAATGAAGTCAACGGTTTCGATTTCTTCTCTGATGAGTTTCATTGGTTTTCTCAGGAATCTTGGACTTGTTGAATGAATGCTGTGCCAGTTCCAGAATTTGTTTTAACTGCCACTTTAATAGACTTTCTCAATTCCGCATAAGGTGCATTAAATGCGGTTGCAACTCCAGTAGAATTATAATTAATTGTCACTCTAGTATTGAAATATCCACCAACATTCGAAGTGGTATTGATATCCGAAAGAATTTGGTGAGTAAAATCATAGTAAGATTGGCCATTCACCGTCAAAGTAACCGCATCACCAATATCAAATGGACAACCAGTTCCTTCTGGAAAATGAATAGTTGTGGTAGAACCAGTAGTAACACCAACAACTCTTTGTGAAGTGATAGGTCCTACGGTAATTACATCATTCTCATTTGATGAAACATAATAATCAGTAGCAGTTGCTGTTGGATTTGTTCCAATAGCAACATGAACTCCAGCTCCCTCTGCTACAACTCTGATTGCGTCAGATTGTTGGGATATTGCAGAAGACTGTGTTGAAACACCACTTGTAGCTATAACTTGGTTGTCACCAACTGGTTTGAGTGCGGCCATTATTCTAAATTATACAATAGTCTTATAGTATCTATTTATTATTCTTCTTCAGTTCCCTGTTCGAAATCTGTTTCTTGATCAGATTCTACATCACTATCAAAAATTGAATTTGCAACTTGAGGTCTAATTGCTTCAATTTTTTCAGCTGATTTTGAGAAAAGAATATCTTTAATTTTATCACTGATTTGTGAAGGAGATTCATCTTTCACAAGTAAGTCCATTAATTCTTCCATTGATATTAAAAAAATAACTCTAATCTATTTAGATTTCACCACCAGCTGGAGTTTCTGGGGGTTCGGGATCTTTAGGTGAAGTGGGTGATTGAATTGCATCTGATGTAGATGAAGTGGGAACAGATGTTTCAGAAGGTATTTCACCTTCCGAATCGACCAATGCATTTGGATCGGGAATTACTCCATTCTCAATTTCCTTTTCAATCTTCATATCCTGTTCAATAATTTCCTCATCAGTTTGTCTGAGAATATTTCTTCTCACATAATCTTGTGAATAATATTTACCTACATAAGGTTCTGCAAGTTGAGCGAGATTGAGCCTTTCAGTTGTCAATTCTGCGTTCTTAAGTTCTGCAAAGTGATTATCATAAACAAAATCATATTGAATGTGATCTGCCATATACTCCCAGTCTTCAGGAGTCACAATATTTTTCAGTAGAAGTTGAGTCTTCAACATATCATTGAACATTGAAGAAAATCTCTTTCTCATTCTTCCAACAAACTTGGAGAATTTAATTTCATCTCTCAAAATTTCCGAAGAACGACCAAGTGAAAATCCACCCTCTCCTTGAATTCTAGTTTCAGGAACATTTAAAGCTCTGTACAACTTTCTCTGGAAGTAATTAATATCAGTAATTTCTCCGAGATTTTGTCCACCAGGAAGTGTAGTAATTTCTGTTCCTCTACCACCTTCTCTTCTAGGAAGCCAGAAGTCTTCCATCATGGACATAAACTTCTTATCATCACGAACTTCTCCAGTGTTTGCATCATAGACAAGTTTATTTCTATAACGTGTCATCACATCACGAAGATATTGTTCCGCTTTGATCTTAGGAAGATTGCCGACATCAATATAGAAAATTCTTCTTTCTGGTGCTCTTGATAATCTGTAGATGACAAGAGAATCCTCAATCATCATTAGTTGATTGATTGGTTTAATTGCTTTATGTAACCAAGAAAGAGTCAAACCCTTATTTCTGTCTACTAGACCAGAAGTGCAATAAGTGATAGAATCACGAGTCATCTTGACTCCTTTTTTGGAAGAACCAAAACTAGATACACCCCCACCAGTATTAGGAGTATAGACGAAATATTCTTCTATTTCTGGAAAGTTATAACCTAATTGATCACTATTCTGATATTGACTTTGTGCTGACTGAATACTATCTTTTCCAGATTTTTTAATTTGACGAACATAACGTATCTTTGACGCGTCAATATATCTCAGTTCTTGAATACCAGCCTGAGGATTTTTTTGATCAATGACTTTATTATAATAAAGTCTTCCGTCAATATACCAATTTCTAAAAATTTCATGAGACTTCTTATCAAAATCAAGAAGTTCAAGAATATATCTAAATTCTTCTCTTACTTTCTTTTTGATATTATCACTTGCGTTTAAATTGGAAAGTTCAATTTGAACTGGGGAATCATTCGTATCAGATACGATAGCTTCATTAACAATATCTTCAATAGCACTATCACACTCTGGATAGAGTGCCATAGTTCTATATCTTCTAATTAAATCGGATTCATTTCTATAGACACCTTCAATATCTACATAGCTACCAAAAAAACCACTACTAACATAATTCTCCGATCCATCCTGATTGTTAGGAGGGACCGGAGAAATTACACTAGGTGGCGTTTGTTCATTATCTTCAATTGAGAAACCAAATAATCTCGCCATTTCAAATATACTAGAAATCCTTCTAGTTATTTATGAGATTAGATATCAGGAGATTGTTGGTCCTTCACCACCAGAAACTTCAAAAGTTTGTACCTGGAAGGTTACATCAAACTGTTCAATGGCGTTTCCTTCATCATAACTTACAGAAATTTCACTAACTGAACTTGGCCAGATGTCAACAAACTTGTACTCTCTAAGAGTGACCATGTTTGAACCATTGGTTCTAGCAGAGGGGCTATCACCTCTACCAAGTTGTCTAACATAAGCATTGGTCATATATGAAGCTGGTTCAGTAGCACCAGTACCATTATCAAGTTTACCCAATCCATTTGCCCACTGTTCAAATACACTTCTAAACTCAAAGTTTTCATCGTTGATAACAGTTACAGTCCATGGATCAACTGTTCTGTCACCAGCGACTTTGAAGTTTCTTCCTCTAAAAGGAACAATGACTTCAGCGATATTTGAAGCTGGAAGATTAGAAGATTTACATAAGAACTTGAAGGTTTCATCATTAATTGATGTTTGAGCAGCTTCTGGAAGAGCTGGAATTGAAACCTCAAATAAATTGGGGCGGGCGCCACCGCCCACCAGTTTTGATTTAAAATCTGCGAGACTTGCGTTTGGCATTGTTAGGTCCTCCTAAATGTTTTTATAATTTAAAAAATCAAACAGTACCAACAACTTCTTCGAATGCAACACCAGTACGGGTTGCTACGAAGGTCAGTGTGATGTAGTTGATAGACTTGGTTGGTTTCAAGTAAATATCAGCTCTAAATTCATTATTATCAATAACCTCAGGAGTATTGTTTGAAGTATCACAAACAACTAAGAAGTCATAAAGACCTCTCTTAGCCTGAACATCACGGAGGTAAGGTTCAACGATGTTAACAAAGTTTGCTCTTGTGTTCTCATCGTTCAGTTCGAAGAGTTGAGTTTGAGCTGCCTCTTCGAGAGCCTGTTCAACAGTCAAGAACAATCTTCTAACATTGATTCTGTCAAATGCCGAAGAGTATCCAAGAGCTGTCTTATCTCCGAAGAGAACTACTCCAGAACCTTTTCTGTTAATAATGGAATTAACTCTTGCTGGATAGAGAAGGTCTCTTTGAGACTTATCTGGATTGTATGCCAGTTTAACAGCGTTATTCAGAACACCTCTTTGTAATCCAGCTGGTGAGAACCAAGGATAAGCCAGAATTCCAGTTCTAACCATCAGACCAGCAACGTCACCGTTAGTTGGAATATAACGGAACTCATTATTGAATCTATCGTAAGTATACTTATATCCACTATCAAATACAGCGTATGAAGAAGATTGTAATGGACTAAAGAATCTCAGAAGATTTGTTGTTTGAGTTGTTGAATTTGTAACGTTAACGATGTTAGCTCTGTGTGGACCAACTGTAGCAACACAGTCCTTTCTACCTTCAGCTATAGAAATCAAAAGATTTGCCTTAGCTTGTGATTCACTCTCGTTTGAAAGTCCAGGACCCATTATCAGGTAATCAACAGCTTCTTCATCTCTATTCGAGAACAATCTATATGAAGTATTCAGATTACCTAAAGTTGCCTCCATTCCACCATTTCCACCAATTTCTGGAACATTTCCAGAATAGTCTTTACCACCATCAAAGACATAGGAAACATTACCAATAGCACTGAATACAGTATCTTGAGCTGTTTGACCCCAAAGACCTTCAGCAGTTGTATACTTAACATAGTTGGTGGAGAAACCAACAGAAAGAGGTTCAGTATTCCAATATGAATCAGCTGCATTCGATGGATTATATCCAGGGAAGACTTGTGTTGAATTTCTTGAAATAAAGTCCTTGTAGTAAATCTTCGTTGGAGAATCTGCGTTTGCTCCAGCATCAACTGCCTTAGAAAGGAACAAATGCTTCTCTAAGATGTTACCTTGAATACCTGTAATTGATCCAGTGTCGTCATAAACTACAACGTGAATCGAATCACCTCTACCACTTCTAGAAGTGGAGTAATTTGAGGAGATTGGTCTAGGAGCGATTGACTTCCAATAAACAGTTGAATTGGTAAGACCAAGAGTTTGTTCGTTATACCAATCTTTTTCAGTAGCTACAGTAGCTGATCCAGCGTTTGATCCATCGTTCCCCAAGAATGTCAGTGAGTCACTAACTTCAAAAGAGGAATTTGTATCATTCTCACTATAAGTAATTGGATATTCTGTACCAGCTGTTGAAACTCTAGAAAGAATTTTAACATTAATAGTACTATTACTATTTGTGGAGTCAGTACTAACACCAGTAATAATACCTTTCAGATACCCATCAAATGTTGATGTTGTACCAGCACCAGGAAGAATAGTACTTGAAAGTGGTGAAGTAACACCATAACCAACAGCAGCACCTACACTAGCAAGACTATCTGTTGTAATACCAATAATTTGGTCAGCTGCGTCATCAATAATACAAACTCTCATTGAGTTTGACCAAGAACCAGGATTTCTAGCTGCCCAGTAAAAAGTAGTATCGTTAGTGTGGTTAGCCTCGTAATCATCATAATTTGTAATGTTGAGTGTTGAAGTTGAAGCAATTCCAACACCAGCATTGCCGTTTGTAAGATTGTCGTCGTTAGTTCTTACAACCTTAAGAACCCCTCCATATGAAAGGAAGGAAGAAGCACTCATCCAGTACTCATACTGTCTGTCAGTGGAAAGGGGAGTACCAAAAGTATTGATTAACTCTTGCTGATTGGAAACTTGAATTGGATCATCGACAGGACCAATTCTGAAGGGACCAGCAATAGCACCAATGTTATCGAGGACATTATTGCCTCTACCAACTGTTAAATCAACCTCTCTGACGAGTACGCCTGGAGATAATTGAGGAGTTGCCATGTTTTTCTCCTTTAGGATCTCAGTTTATCTAAAAATATTTAGAAAAAATAGACCTTTCAGTGGGGAAATGTGACATGAACTACCAATCTGGATAAACCCAATGATTTTTACACTTTCTATTCTGTATTATCCTTTTCTTTGTACACTCTTTACACTCATAAGAATAAGAAGATGCTACTGGTCCTCTATCTTTACGAATTCGATAAAAACCATCAATTAAATTTTTTTCTTCCCCGCAAGATCTACATTTCCTATCATTGAGTAGAAGGTGACCTAACTTTATTTGTTTATCTAAATCCATTAATAATTCCAGAGAGTCCAACCACCTGCGGTATTTCCATATTCATCCATTGTAGATGAAGTCGTCCATCTGTCACCATCAGCATCAACAAATGTAGTATCATCTAAACCGTCATTCAGAAAACCAAAAGGTGCCATATCCTGGTCAATTTGATTTTTTTGTTCCTCGTAAATTCTTTTTCTGACATCCTGATCAGTGAGTTCCTTAAAATAGTCCTGAGCAACTAACCATGCATAGATGACTAAACACATAGCCAAGTCATCATTACAACCTTCTTCAGCTTCAAAAGAATTTTTTTTCTGAATGAAAGTCGTAAGTTCCGATATGATGTCATAATCACATAACAAAATTTTATCCTCTTCAATCATTGTTTTGAGATTGAGAGAACCAACTTTCTTCACAGTCTTAGACATCTTGACACCTAACTGTGTCTTTTTACCAGAGAAACCCTGACCGACAATCTGCCCTGCTCTACCCCTCATAGAACACATTAACAAATTCTGATACTCAAGATCATACTGAATAATACTTGCTACCTGATCTCCAATATCATTTACCTCACACAAAATAAATGCATCGTTATATTTTTTTGCTACTTCCCAAATTATATTTGGAAATAACATTGGTTTAATCTCATTATTTCTATACTTTGCAACAAGTTTGTGTGGAAACTTTGAAATATCAACAACTACAAATGCAGAATAGTCATTACCAACTCCTCTCGCTACGTCAACAGTAATAATATAATCATGACCACTGATTACACTCTCATAAATATCCAGACTTGCACTTTTTTGAATTGGATTTTCGTAAACAAGACTTTTAAGTTTACTCGGAGCAATCAGAGTATCAACAGAACCTAAAAACTCGCACTCAAACTCAATTTTAAACTGCTGTTCTGAAGTGTTCTTAATAGTCTGTTCTTTCCAAACTTCATCCCTACCAGGAACCTCAGACCAGTGAACATCAGTAGGTACATATTCATTCTTTTTCTTTTCTGCATCATTCCACATTCGGTAGAAATGATTCATACCGTGTGGAGTAGAAACGATAATTACCTTCGTCGATTTACCAGACGTAATAGTAGGATAAACAGAGGCAAAGAACGAGTCAGCAATGTGATTTGGGACGAACGCGAACTCGTCGAGAAAGATGATGTTAAACGACATACCTCTGACAGCACTTGCAGACGTAGAAGCTGCCAATATTTTACTTCCATTTTCTAATTCGATGTTTCCTTTATTCCATGCAATGACACCCTGTTGCATCCACTTAGGAAGATTTTCATAAGCAGTTGCAAGTCTAGATAAAAGTTCTCTAGCTGTTGATGCTTTGTTAGCCAGAATGCCAATATTTACACTGTCATTAAAGACAGCATAATGTAACAGATATGATACTACGGTAGTTGACTTACCAGTCTGTCGTGGCATCTTACAAATATTAAATCGATTTTCATGAAATCGACTAATTAACTTTTCTTGAAAATCATAAGTCTTAAATGGTTGAAGACCATGATCAAGAGTCACAATTTGAACATAATTCTGTGCAAAATATACAGGATTGTCTTTACATTTGATATATTCCTCAATCTGATCTTGAGTGAACTCAATAGGAGTGTTTGCTTTTTTCAGGAGAGGATTTCCCAAATAGACATCAGACATATTCATACCCCCTATTTTTCCAGTTTTTCATTCTATAGTGTAGACACTGCAAAGATATATTTAAATGCTTTGCCGCATCAGTCAATGATTCGTAAGTCCTATCTTTAATTTTAACTTTTTTATTAAAATGACTATTACTAACCCCTGGAATATTATTACCAAATCTTTTACCTTTTAACTTTCTTCTCTTCTTTTCCTGCGTTTCTTCACTTTGTTTTCTGCCAGTATTATATTCTACGGCCTTCATTAAATTTTTCATATAATACTCATCACCATGCCACACCTTTTTATGAAATTCTGCACTACAAACATATAAATGTTCTGGAATATCTTTTCCACCTTTACTTCTTGGTGGAAAATGATGGACATGCATACCTACCATTTGTTCCTTTGTTAATCCCCAGTGTTTGCGAGCAATATTTCGCACGACTGTAGGATTTAACTTTTCTTTTGGAACTTTTACTATTACAGAACTCATAAAAAATACCTATCGTGTTTCTCTCCATTGCATAGCAACATAAATTTCATTTGCAGTATTTGTAGTTAAGTTTTGAACAACTACTGCAAAAATGTTACTATCATCACTATCTATGTTTTGTGCAAGATATGATTTTTTTGCGGATGATGGGCTCAAATTGATATTACCGGATGCTTGTTTACCTGATGGATTATTTCCTGTTACATATCCAGTAGATTTTGGATATGCATTTGTTAGATTGAAGTTAGTGCCAACATCGATATTATACTGAACACCAGAGTAATCATCATCAAAATCTACCCAAGTTCCCCCAGTAATGTTTGAACTATCTGGCATTCTGTAAACATCAAACTTACAAGGTGCAGAAGTAGAAAGAAGTTCTAAATCTGAAAGACGAATTGTTGTTCTATTTGGATATCCATTTACAGTTGTTTTGGCACGAATTGCCATTACACACTTAATGTGATTTGGAGCACTATTAGAACCAGGAAGAGAAATTGCAGTTGATATTCCATGTGAGAATTCAAATCCACTTTCTTCATATCCACCTTCACTTAATACAGTAGAACAAATCTGTTGCATTGATGTGATACCAACAGCAGTATCCGTATTTCTTACTTCACATCGAATGGGAAGTGATGGATGACTCCAATAGACATTTTCTTCTACATTAGAATGATTGAATTCGTGACAATATACAAGGCTTCCGCCAATGACAAATCCACAACGAATTCTGCCAACGCCTAACCATTGAAAATCAGTTGCAAATAACTGAGTCTTTGTAAAGTCAAGACTGATGCTGGAAATACCAACACCATTCATTGGATCTAAACTCCAACTGGATTGATTGACAACAGTATCCGATGCAATACCAGAGACATAATCTCTTCTTACCAAAGAAACTGTTCCATCACCTTCCTGCTGAACAAATACTCCATTTCTATCATCAAAGTATCCAGTTCTTTTAACAGTATTCTCTCTGACATCATTAAAGTTAAAACTAGAAAGAGCAAACTGGGATTTGCCTGGCATGTAGTGGTGATACATTCTAGACTGATGTATCACATAATCAGTGGAACCAATTCCAACTACAAGTGATGCTGCTGCTTTATTTCTGAGATATTCTACTGTAGATGCAGTTCCAACTTTTTTAGTGAGGATTTCTTCATTTAATCCATATTGATGTGAATAGTCTGCAAGTGTGAAGGGTTCTGATGTTCTAGAACGACCAAAAGCATCATAACCACCAGCACTTATTCCTGTAGATACTCCACAATCTCCAATGTTGCCATATCTATCGGCACACATAAAGACTTCGTGAAGTGTTCTCTCTTGATTTAGATAATCTTGTGTATTCTTATTCCACTGAGCCATAATTTAGTCAATCCATTCTAGTTTTGAAGGATGATATCTTCTTGCGTTTTTAATATTAAAATTCTTTTCTTCTACTGGATAAATGTTTTGAACCATTGCTCCAGGATAATCTTTTTGCAGTTGTTCTCCAAGTTCTTGTTTGGTTGGAATACCATTCTTGGACACCATTTCAAGACGATAGATGCTACCCATCCAAGTAACATCTGCAACATAATTTTCACCAACTTGTTTTGGTTCTTCGGGTTGAGAGTTTACATATAAGTTTCCGTTGAAGTCACCAGAGATATTAACTGTCTCTGAAATGAATTGTTTGAAATTTTTCATATCAGCAATTCCAAGCTCTAAGGGACTTATTGATTCTGCTATCGGGATCGTTAGCAGTTTTCTTTGAAGTAAGTTTTTTCTTCATGCCTTTCATTCTTGCGCAGAATGATGCTCTTCTAGGATTTCCAACTTTCTTACTTGGTGCCTTTAAGTCAGAACCAGGATTTTCTTTTTCATAAGATTTACGTCCTTTTTCATTGAGACCACCTTCTTTATTTTGCCCTTCTTTACGAGTCCAGGCTGCACCTTCAGAAACTTCCATAGAACCATTTTCATCAGTGCTTACTTCTTTTGCATTATCATCCCAGTAAGAACCGCCATATGCACAATCAGATCTGGTTTCAATCTTCTTACACTTTGGACAATACTTTAACTCACTTCCCTCCTTTACACCAACATTCAGAACTGCATCTGTAGGTTGGAATGTTGTAGGATAAAATCTTTGAAGTGTGCAACCAGGATAAACTTTATCGAGTGCATCTTGAACTTCATCTCTTGATGGTCTCTTGACTTCTGGGAAGAAGAGTTTCATCGCCATATGTTTACCTCTCCAGATAAAGGTAGTGAGATAAACGTTTCCACTTTGAGATGGAATTCTCGTAGCTTCTTCAATGGTCTCTTGAGTCTGTTCTACTTCCTCAGACTTAGTTGATTTCCAACCACCACCTTTTGACTTATACCATTTAGATGCCCATCCATTAGCATATGCTGAAGGATAAACATCAAACTTCTGCTTTGCAAGTGCTTTTGCTCTTGACCAGAGTTTTGGATTGGTTGGTTTGTTCTCTTCTTCAATCCTTTCAAGTTCTTCAGTAGCAAAATGTCTATCAAGAACTCTTGCAACGATAGGACTTACTTCTTCTTTAGGAACACAATTGGGAACCATTTTCTTACCTTTTTTCTTTATACCCACTTGTTTGTGAGTGTCCCAACAGGGATCTTTTTTTGATTCATCCATAGACCCATGAACATTATGTTCACCACTTTCAATATAATCTGCAGCAGAGTCAATATAATCTGCTGCCTTTGTTATTTTAGATTGAACCCATGCCTCAACATTACCTTCACCTTTCATTTTTGACTTGAGACGATCGACTGCCTTTCTAATCGTTTCAAGTTCAGAACGAATCATGGAATGTTCATGATCTGGTTGTTTCTTTGCTTCGTTAATTTTATTAGAGACCATTTTGGGTTTTCCTCCTTTACCTGGACGATCTGCTACAGGATCTTTTTTTCTTTTTCGTCTTACTGCTGCAGCAATTTCATCTTTTGACATCTTTGCTGCTTTTTCTTTTGAAAGACACTTTGGTTTTGGTTCACCAGGCTCACGAGCACATTTACCAATTCTCTCACCTTTGGTGTTGTAACGATCCCAACCACCTCCACCAACTCCACCTTTTCCTCCAGTTCCAAACCATTTACGAAGGTCTTCTTTTACTTCTTCTTTCTTTTTACCTTGGCAATGAGCCTTTTGACTGAAACCTTTTGGGTTGGAACAATCAATAGAATCTTTATATTTTTCACTCCAACCTTCTTGCATTTTGGAATTAAAAGACCTCTTTCTATTTAGATCGAGTAATTTTTAATTCATTATTGCCAAGGTAAACTACCATCAGAAACTTCAATACCTTTGATCATTTGTGAATTTATATCCTCTTCAATTTTTAAATTTATTTCTTCTTGAGAACGACTAGTTTCAATCCAACTAATTATATTTGATTCAGTAAGATTGGAATAATTAATAAAACCACTACCTACAAATTGATCAACATTAGTTTCATCAATTCCTAAATCGTCGTATGTATCACATTTCCCCTGATATCCATTATCGTCAATACCAATTTTTCTCCATGTAATACCACAGACTACATCAGAATGTTCACCAATGGTTTTCTTTCTCAGACCGAGAATACTATATGTGTAATTCATTAGGATAACTCCTCATAGGATACTATGAAAGCTAAACCCCAAGTTAAATGTTCATAGTAATATACAGCACTATAAAAACTTGCAGTTTGAGTAGAATTATAGTATGCATTATTTGTTGAAGAGAAAAATTTAAGAGTTTGACCCTCTGTTAAGTATAATGATTTCTCTTTGGTCAATCCACTATCGACACCATTTTCTATAAGTTTATCGTTGATCACGTAATAATCATATCCTCCAGAGTTAATCAAAATAGAATATTTAGGGGCCAGCACCGTTTCGGAGCTGGTCAGATAAGTCCTAGAAGATCCACTAGGTGTAGTGAAAGTATTACTGACAGCACTAACATTGATAAGATTTATTTTAAAGACCTTTCCACTATTTGAAGGATTGGAAATTAAATTAAATGTACCAACCTGTGATGATGGTACTGATCCATTTGATGCAAGTCCCTTCACAATTGTATAATTTTTTGCATAAATGTTACTCACATTTGCAAGATTTGGATTTGCCATTATTTGTAATTACTTCTGTTTTTTTATTTAGATCATCCAAAGATCATTGACATAATGATTGATTTAGGTGTAGTAGAATAATAAGAACCTTGTTGTCCATCAAGAGTATCAGCATCAAGACCACTTCCAGATCCGTCATTACCTGCGTTCCAGACAACATTACTACCCACATAGTGTTGACCAGTTGAACTAATTACACCATTTGATCCACAAAGATAAATCCTAGCATCACCATCAGCAGAAACATACATTCCCCACCCACTTGCACCTGTAAAACTAATAAAAGATGCATTGGTGTGAGTATATCCAATACCATAGTGATTTGATAGTCCTGTCCCACTCGGCATGTAATCATATCCGATAGAGTATATTGTTCCAGGATATGCGTCAGTATTTAAGCCTCCAGCATTACTGCCATGTCTACCAATAAATCCACTCTTTGATTGTGAATATGTTGTACCAAAATGTATTCCACCATACACTCTTGCAGCAGTGGCATCGCCGGGATTTAAGTAATATGCAGTATTATTAGAATCATAGAAAATAGGTGTTCTAATATCTGATGTGTGAGTAAAATAATCCGTATTTAATGTTCCATATTGGGCGTTATCAATAATAAAATATATACCGGAAGTACTATCTGACATCAACTGGAGAACGCCATCATTGTAAACACCATATCTACCCCAAGCAGCACCTAAACGAACAGTATTATTAACTCCCTCAGCATTGTTAACTAATACACCACTATCACTAGTATAGTATCGAACACGATTACTAGACCCTCCTTTCATATCAAATCCACCATTTGCGGGATTTACATATCTTGATGTATCGTCTGAGTCATAGAAGATTGGAGAACGCATTGAACCGGTGGAATATAAGTGCCCTCCAGTGTCAATCCACATTTTTACACCATATCCAGTATTTCCATTACCGTAATGTGGATTTGCTTGATTATCATAATATCCAAAATTAAGATTTCCTGGATTTAATGATGCGGTCCCCATTGACCATCTTCTATAACCAGAAGTAAGTGCACTGAGAATACTAATAACGCCTCCGTGAGTACCATTGCTTGCCCCACTTCTTGAATCTAGAGTTAGATGTGGATATTGCCCACCATTAAAGTATAAACTTGGACGACTTGCATCAAAAGTGTCCAATGCACTATTGGTATCACCAATAACAATTCTGCCTTCTGTTCCCCCAGATACATGTAAGTAATTTAATTTTGAAGTAGAAGCAGGGTCAACATAATAACCAGTATTATTGGAATCATAGAAAATAGGTGTTCTAATATCTGATGTGTGAGTTAAATAATCAGTATTAATCTCAGCATACTCAGTATTATTAATAAGAAACTCAGTTCTTGAATCACGAGTGTGTCTAATTGCCCA